TGTAGACGGGCACTGCGTCGATGCTGCCCCCATCATCCGGTGGATGATCGGTATGACTGACCAGGAAATTTTACAGACCAAAGCGGCAATGTGGAAAATTACAATGATACTGTGAGAGGGGGGGGGGAGTCATGGGTTACGTCGTGTGTTTGTTCGTCGGTGCGAGTCTCGGCGTTCTCTTAATGTGCTTACTACAAATGGCGAAAAGCAATGATAATGCGTGAACTGGCAGAGGATTACACTGATCCACCGACTGAATATCGGCGGGTCAACAGTTCATGCCCGTTCTGTAACGCTGAACCTTGGCACCGGACGACCGACATGATCCTGTATCGCTGCGGGACTATTGGTTGTCATGTTACGGGTAATCACACTAAAGGCGGCTGCTTGTCGCCGGCATTAATTCAATGGGGACCGCTATGACCAACAGAGGTAACGACTGGCAGGATTTTTCAGACGGTGTACTGAACCACATCGAGACTTACACCGTCCCGCAGTACGGTGACGCACCCAACGACCATGTGAGCACCTATACCGCCGCCGAGTGCGTGCGCCAGGCGGAAAAGTACCTCAAGCGGTTCGGCAAAACGTCCCGCGTCGGTGAGGAATGCTTGGACATGATGAAAGCGGCGCACTTCATCCAGATTGCTATGACCAAGATGCAGGGGGAGGTGGCCCGTTGATCCCTCAGTCTGAATTTAACTTGGCACTCGCCGTGGTGCTGCACGCGATACCTGACGAAAAGCCGTCCATGCCGGCGATTTGCTCGCTGCTTATGGAGTTCACCAGCGACCGCGAGATGCGCCTGATCGGTACGGACGGTGAGGTGATCGTGGTGTGCTGCCTGGAACTGGAGCACTTGGTGCCCGCCGGGGCGGTGTTCCGTATCGACAAGGAGGACACCGGGCGGCTCGTTGCGGACTTTCCGGCAGACAGCACGGAACGCATCACTCTTTGCATTTTTGGCGAGACGCTGATTGTGACTGCCGGGGCAAAATGTGCGAGCATGGAGAATCTGCCGGCTGAACCGACTTACCCCAACTATCGCAAGGCAATGACCTATAAACAGTGCCCGTCTGTGGCGCGTCCGTTCGATCTGCATTACCTGCATGACGCACTCGCCGCACTCGCGCCGCTGTGCGACCTGGTGAGCGTTGACATCAACGGGTTGCTCGGTCCGGGGTACATCGACGCGGTGATACCGGAGGGACAGTTTGAGTGTTTACGCTCGGTACGTATCGGGATCGACCAGCGCCGGGGGGTATAGTGGCGCTCCCCACCCTAGACTTTGAGACATACAGCGAAGCCGGCTACGTATGGGACACCGTGGCGAACCGCTGGAAGGGCGTGACCAAGACCGCGCCCGGTATAGCTGCGGTTGGTGCTGCTGCGTATTCCGAGCACCCGAGCACTCAGGTGCTGTGCCTCGCCTACGATGTTTTAGATGGTATCGGCCCGCGCCTGTGGTTGCCCGGCATGGAGCAACCTACCCGGCTCTTTAACCACATAACAGCGGGTGGGTTGCTGGAGTCCCACAATTCCGGGTTTGAGTTCCTGATCTGGTACAACGTCTGCCACAAGCGTATGGGTTGGCCCCCTCTCCCCGTCGCGCAGCAGCGGTGCTCTATGGCAAAAGGGCGAGCGTTCTCCCTACCGGGCAAGCTGGGGGAAGTCGCCAAGATACTCTGTGCGCGGGAACAGAAAGACCCGCGAGGTGAGGCGCTTATCCGCAAACTCTGCATCCCGCGTAACCCGACGAAAGCGGACCCGTCCACCCGTTGCACCGATCCCGAGTCGTTGGCGGAATTGTGGTGCTACTGCCTCCAAGACGTAAAAGCCGAAGCGGCTATATCCGAACTGATACCCGATCTGTCGCCCGACGAGCAGGTGCTGTGGCTGCTGGACCAGCACATAAATCTCAGGGGTGTGGCTATCGACCGCGTGGCGCTGGATAACTGTATTTCAATTGTGCAGCAGGCGACCGAGAAGTACACCTTAGAGCTACGACAGATTACGAGCGGGGAAGTGCAGTCTGCGGGTGAATTGGCTAAAATAATCCGTTGGCTGTGCGCGAACGGGTGTTACACAGAGAGTCTCGATTCCGATCAGGTGGAAGGTCTACTTGGTCGTGAATGGATACCGCCCGCCGCCCGCCGCGTACTGGAAATCCGGTCAAGCCTCGGTGCCGCCAGCGTGAAAAAACTTTTCGCTATCGAGCGCCGATTGACAGCAGACGGTCGGTTGCATGATCTTTTTGCTTTCTGCGGGGCAGATCGTACCGGGCGTTGGGCGGGTCGTGGCCCTCAGCCGCAGAACCTGCCAGGGAGCGGACCAAAAACCCGCTACGGTTTGCCGGTGGAATGGGGTATCGAAGTTGTTGAGTCTGCTTTGGTGGACATCTCCACTCGGCATTTGTCACACGTTGAATCTGTGTGGGGTGATGCCGTGGCGGTCGTTTCCGGCTGTTTGCGCGGTCTATTCTCCGCAGCTCCGGGGCATGACCTGATCTGCTCGGACTACTCCGCTATCGAGGCGGTGGTGCTTGCTGAGTTGGCGGGGGAGACATGGCGACAAGAGGTATTTCGGACGCACGGCAAAATTTATGAAATGTCGGCCAGCAAGATAAGCGGGGTGCCGTTTGAAGAATTCGCACGGCATAAAGCCGAGACGGGGCAGCATCACCCGCTGCGAAAAAAAATCGGTAAAGTAGCTGAGTTGGCGAGCGGGTATGGTGGTGGGTTGGGTGCGTGGAAAGCGTTTGGTGCGGACGACTTTATGACCGACGACGAAATACAGCTCAACGTGCGAGCGTGGCGGGTAGCAAGTCCCGCCATAGCAGCACAACGTGATCACACTAACAACCTCCCGCCGGGGTTCTGGTACGGATTGCAGGAGGCTGCGCTGTCCGCTATCCAGTTCCCCGGTTATCGGTATAGTTTCCGCGACATCAGCTACTATGTGCTCAACGACATAATGTACTGCCTGCTGCCGTCCGGTCGCACGCTGACCTACCACGCACCCCGGATGGAATACAAAGTCATGCCGTGGGGCGCGACAACGGTCTGCATCACCTATTCCGGGTGGAACAGTAACTACCTCAACGGACCTATCGGTTGGATGAGGCTTGAAACCTACGGACCAAAACTGACGGAGAACGTGGTGCAGGCGGTGGCGCGGGACTTACTGGCGTTCGGTATGAAGGGTCTGGACGCGGCGGGGTATGGCATTGTGCTGCACGTTCACGACGAGGTGGTGGTGGAAGTACCGGAGGGTTGGGGGTCTGTTGAGGAAGTAGAAAGCATTATGGCGACGATGCCCCTTTGGGCGAATGGGTGGCCTGTGAAAGCTGCGGGGGGCTGGCGGGGGAAGCGGTATCGCAAGGGATGACTTTTTTTTGCTAGGGACCGTTTGACCCGCTTGATACCGGAAAGTCACCGTTACCGTGCGCACGCGCCATGAGTCGTACCACGTCGTCATGCAGACGACTTAACTCTGAACTGATCCGCAGTATTTCGGCGGTGTCCTTCTTGTCGATCCCCTCGCACGCGCCACATTTGGTTTCGACGGCGGTCAGGCGTTCCCGAATCAGAATGAATGTTTCCTGACCATTATCGAGCTGTTCCTGCTGCCCTTCACGATCCTTGTTGAGCCGGTTATAGAGCACGCCGACAAGCGCCATGATAACAGTCGAGCACCCACCTATGACGGCGTAAAGTTGGGTGGTGTCACTCTGCACTGGTTGTGTTGCCACGTTGACTCCTTCTAAGTCGGCGTTTCCTACAGTCTCTCAATATTTTATAAAATTGAATAACAGACCACGTTAACAAAGCCGTTGAGATGATTGCACAAAGCATGATCACATGCAAGAAAATATCTGTCATGGTGGTGGCCCCTATATACAAAAAGACCCGGCAGCGGGGTAAGCCGACTGCCGGGTGGGTGTTACGGTTTGATGTAAGCCAACGATTCGCAAAAGTAGAGGAAGTCGCCTGGCGCGGCGCATCCAGGTGTGACATAGCCGGCAATCTGCCAACGATGCTGTGCGAAAAGTGAGCACACCTCATGTGGGGTGTCGTAGGTTTTCCCGGTAAGACCGGACAACCAGACGGCGAACAGTTCCGGGTATCCGTACTTGCGGCGCTCCGGGTCGTTGTACTCGGCAAGACTACCAAGAATCGCCGCGCCACCTTGGCGCACCTGGTCCGGTGCACGGCCGAAGAACACCTTGTCGGTGGGTCGGCCTGCGAACCAATCGTCAATGGTCATGGACTGGTAACCGACACCCTCCACCATTTCGCAGACCAGCAACGCGTCGGGGGCGGGGCGCGCCAGCAAGGCGATATGACAGAATGGAGAGCGGGTAGCCTCTTCGATCCCGCGCTGCACCAAGTCGGTACCGTGAACTACCAGCAGGTCGCCGGTCTGTGCCAGCGCCTTGACGTAGGACAGGTTCACGGGTTACTCCGCAGGTGCAGCGGTGAATGCGGTCAGCAGGTCGCTGTTGAACTTGGTGAACGCGGCGATGGCGGCAATGTCGGCCTGAACGTCGGTGCCCTTGGTGAGTACGGCGGCACCCATCTTAACGATGGTGTCAACGGCGTCCATGGGTGCCGGGCCAGTAAGGGCATTTTTGATACCCTGGTTGACATTGGTGGCGAGCTGGAGCAGTTCGGTTCTGTTCATGGTTCTAATCTCCTTTTAATTGTGCCGCCAAGTCGTCGTTGAACTTCTTGAGTGCGGCTGCTGTGGGATCAAGCGGGGTAACGGTGGCCGTCGCGCCGGGTACCTTGGGAGCCACCAGCACGCCGCCGAGCGTGCCGAGAGCTGTTGCACCAATACCGAGGCACACAGCCCCGGCCATTGGGTCTTTCATGACGATGATCAGCGCGGTCCCGCAAATGATGCCGAGGGCACCAAGGGCGATTGCTCCAGCTGCTATTACTGCCATAAAATGCTTATCCATTCTTTCCTTCCTCCCTTTTCGGTGGCTCCGCCCCCGGCCAGCGCCACCCTCTCTGCCGCTATCCTCTCCCGCATGGTCATATCAAGGCTCTCCTTTATTCAGTCCTATACCACTGACTGTTCCAGCGCGTCAAGAATTTTGACAGCATAACCGGCGATTCGGTCAGCACAGTCGGTCCCGTTGATGATACGCCGGGCATTGAGAAAGTCACATTTCTCCCCGGAAATATAGTGCGCGAGGCCGACGCCGGTAAACGATCCGTTTCTCATGCCGTAGGACATGATGCGATAGGCGATTGCCGGTTCCATGGCAAGGTCGGGTTGACGGTAGAGGTCCACGCCGCAGACCTCCCCCATGGTTTTGAAATTTCCTGCCCACGTTAACTGGACAAACCCGCGTCCGTAGTACCGCTCCCCGCTCACCGGGTCCGGTTGACCGTAGGGGTGTCCGGCACCCTTGCCGTCTTCCGCAACCGGCTCGTAGGTGCCCCCGGTTTCATGCAGGGTTGTTGCCAGCATGTAGGCCGCGTGCCGTAGGTCGGTCACGGCAGCGTCGGCCTCCAGGAAGCCGAGCAACGCGAGCAGACCGGTCTGCGCCGCCGGGGTGAGAGTGCCGAATTCGGCCTGCTCGTAGATGAAAAGAAACTTGTCACGGTTGATCTCTTGCATGTGTGATTACCTTTATAATTGACTACCGACTGTTGCAGCAATCTATCTCTGTCCACTTAATTCTCCCCTTTAGTTGAGCAGTAACCATCCTGCCGAGTTAATCGTGTTTTTCGCTTTATACCACTTGCTGTTTGTGGTGTCCAAATACTCCTCACCGATATAGTCTGGAGTACTCCCTGGCGCACCTACCCCGCTGCGGGGGCTGTTATTAATCAGTATCCAGTCTGCAACAGTGGAATTGAACTGAGCGCGATACCATCTCCCAAGAACTATGTCCCAGTACATGCACCCCTCATAAGGCGGTGCGGCTGAGGGTTTGACAGACGCTGTTATAGTCCCAGGGTTAGCGAATCTGACCATAGTTCCATCGGCTCCAATTAGTTGCTTGTAGTACGTAGGTGTAGTCGTGGGGTCTGTAAGCTGGCTCATAACTGAAGAATCTTGTTGGACGATACCCCCAAAATCGACATAGGCGTAGGTTCCGTCTATGTCAAAATAGTTTGCCCCTATTTCAAGCCCCGATATTTGCTTGGTTCTGGTATTGGTATATGAAAATTGGATAGGGGCCGTGGCATTTGCCCCAGTATCAGCAGTTTTCATGCTTAGGTAATTTCCTGATATTTTCAGGCCGGCAACATAATGCACTATATTCGGGCCTGATGCTTCGTAGTCTGTCTTTCCTCGGATGTGACCGTATCCGTTAATCTCAAAATAATTATTCAAGATAGTACACATCGACATACTGGAATCTGTCGTGGTCATTCCGTCGCCGGTTAATAAAACACCAGACCCGGCGTTGCCCTGTATCACATTGTTATTGATGTTAAGATTATTGGCCCATACCTCAACACCGTGGCCACCGTTATTTTGAATATGGCTATTTGTAATATTGACGGAGTTTAACTGTTTCGTTGTTTCAGTTTTACCGTAAATACCTGACAACGTGCTGCCGTTGATATAGCAGTTATCTATATTTATGACTGATGTATTTACGCCCCCACCAAGAACAAGCCCATATGAACCTGCGTTGACTATATTTACCCTGTTGATTGTGTGTACCCCACCATCACCATTTATTGATAGTGCATTCCCCGAGGTGGAAGTGCGCGCCGTGTTCGTATTGCCGACCAGAATTAGGTCCTCCATGACAAATGACGTAGCAGTCACGGATATACCTGTGCTGGCACTCATGTTTCGCAGGGCCGTCCATGCGAGATCGGCCCCGATTCCAGGACCTTTGATCGTGAGGGACTCGCTGACCGTCAGGGCGTTATGCCGATAGACTCCAGGACTGACGTGGAGCAGTCCGGTTCCCGCCGTGTTTATGGCTGCCTGGATCTTCACCGTGTTGGCTGCTTCGCTCCCCACCGTATCCCCACCGTCCGGCGCAAACCAATCCAGCCAAACCTCAAGCAATCCGGTAATGGCGCCGGAGCCAGAGTACGAAATCGAGCCACCTTTTTTAACCTCCAGCTTCCTATCTGCCGGCCATGCGATGACGGTACTCACGACTTGAGGGGTTGTGACTATGATGGTTTTGCCTGCACATTGCACATCCGTTGCCGCAACTGCCAGCGTTGTTTTAGCGGTGTAGGTTCCGTTGCTGGAAGAAACCAGCACGGCTGCATCTACATTCACAGCCAAACTGCACAGGAGTAGGATCAAAAACAAAAACTTTTTCATGCTGGATCTCCGTTAAAATGGATCATTGGTGTTATATTGGAACGATAAGATTACCCAGTTACTTGTTGTCCATGATGGTGCCCATGCAAGGTTGATATACACGTATCCGCCAACACCAGTGTTAAGCATTGCGCCAGTTGCCAGGTTCACGCCTGTGATTGCTTCATTGCTAGCGTTGTTGTACGGTAGACTGAAATACGTGCTATTCCCAGCAGCAGAAGTTGACCCCGTTGACTGAATAGCCAGAGTGCAGCAGACCCTGCGTCCAATCCTTGTATATGTTCCCGTGTACGTTGGAGTCCCGACAACGGTTAAATTGGTCGGCGTTGGTGTCCAGGTCCCTTCCTTGTAACCAGTGAGCGGAGTTGTCCCGGCAATGGTTACCGAGGTGGTAATGTTAGGAGTTATGATGGTTGGGCTGGTATCCATGACAAACTTGTTGCCGGTGCCGGTCTGACTTGCCACGGTTGCCGCTGCCGTCACGTTCCCGCTGCCGTCAAAGCCGGGCGATGTCCAGGTGATGGGGCCGGTGATCCCGATAGTCCTAGCAGTCTGCAACTTTGTCGCGGTGGCCACATTTCCAGCAGGTTGAACGGCCGTCGATAGCGAGGTATGATCTGCCGCTGTCAGCGCTCCAGGTTGGCTATTTGTGGCCGCCTGCAGGCTGAGTACCTGTCCGGCAAGGGATAAGCCGTTGGCGGTGCCGATGATGACGTTTTTATGATTTGACGTGTAGGCGCTGAATCCGGTTATGTCGCCCGGGACCGTGCCCACCACCACCATGTCGGGCTTGCCGGTCTGTGGATTGTTTTTGTAGCCGTAGGTGAACCCGCACAACAGCATCGTTGCAAGAAATAGAAAAGTTGATTGTCTCATAATTTTACTCCACATACCAAGTTGATCCGTTAAGAATTAAGTGGACACACTCACCTTGTAACGATAGCGGATCAAGTGGTACGGTGCGCGGTGTAGTATCTGTAATTGTAATTACGTTAACAGTCGCATCGGTTTTACAAAGTCTAACGTCATTGCTCCCGTTGAGATTGTATACAATAGAGCCGGTTGTCGCGTCAAGAAATAATTGCAGACCATTTGATCCTGCTCCACTGGACGATATATTGTCCTGAGTGTATATCAAACTGGAAGCTGAATCGTAAACTGCGATTTTATAAAATCCCGTGATCCAAATTGACCCTCGACCCGCCGAGTCAAGGACCACCGGATTAGCATTTGGAGTTACACCCGTCGAGTCGGTGTAACTTGACTTGAGTGTCACACTACCCGGACCACAAGATGTACCGGGTTGACAGGTGTAAATTTTGCCGCCGGACAAAGGTAGTCCTTGGTTGCTGAAAAATTGCAACTTTGGCATCGGCATAATATTAGTCTGCGCAGCCTGAGTTGGTGCGACAGAGACGATAAACAGAATGAGAGCGAAGAGAGTGCGGGTTAACATGTGGTTACCTCATTGATAGCGGTTTCATAGGTCACCCAGTCGCAGCCGGTCAGGACGATAAAAAGCCGCTCCAGCACGTCGGCCTCCATATGAGTTTTGTGGTAGGGCGCATCCGGTAACAGGCCGGGGTCGTCGTGATCCAGATGCGCCAGGTCGAATTCGTCAACCAGAGCGTCGGCGATACCGAGCTGGTCATTGCGGAATTTTTCATGCAGTTCGTGCAGCAGGATCGCCATGCTGTGCGCCGGGTTGGGCATGACGGTGATCTGGAACACCGTAGCGTTCGGGGTGTCGAAATAGTCGCCCACCTGACCCGGTATTCGTTGCTCTGACTGTGATATGAAGTCGATAATGATTCGTTTCATGTGGTCACATCCCCCTCGGCAACATATCCTTTAAACCAAATTTTATGTAGCAGTACCCGCCAACCTGTCAATTTACGGTCCGGTTGCCAATGTGTGACTTTGCCTTGCGGTGACTCATGCAAAAAATGCGGTATCAAGCGGCATTGAGAGCAGCGTCGTACTTTGAGATAACCACCATGTTTGCACCACATTACCAGTGCGTAAACTATGCAGTTACACCTCCGCATGTTTAAAGTCAATGCCTGCAACACGCTTGCCTGCTTCGATCTGTTTGCCCGCCTCGTCAAAGATGGTCGGGTCATGCTCCAGGTCGTCCGCCTTGATCGTTTCCACGATGGCGAGCGCCTTTTTGGCCGCTTCCTCGTAGGTCTTGCCGCTGGCGGTCACCGCACCGAAAAACGAGCCGTTACCTGCGGGGATACACCGATACTTACCGCCCTCGCGCAGATGATTTTTGAGTTTGATGTTGTCGGCGTGTTCCGGCGGGAAGTCCACGACCAGTTCGTGTTCCTCATGCCAGGGGCTGCGCAGGACCACCTCTGCGATGTACGGGTTATCCCACTTGGGTGTCGGTAGGATACCACCCGCACACAACCATGCCACCTCGGCGTAGTTCGTGATGTGCTGACACATTGCCTCGGACGGCGGTGAGGGTGCCCGCTGGGTGGCGTCGATGAAATACCCCTTACCATCAGCCGTGAAAATGATTTCCGTGGACAGGTGACCGTTGTAGCCGAGCTTCTGGTAGATCGGTGCAACTGCCTGGTTCACTTTGTCGATACTGGCCGGCGTTTCGGCAAATACTTTACCGAGCAACCCACGGTCCTTTATCTCGTAGCCAAACAGGCAGTTTTTGGTGTACTCACCGTTGACGCAGAAACCGTCGTAGCCGCCCTCGGCTTCCTTCTTGAGCACGTTCTGCACCAGGACTTCCAGGGTCCGGCTGGCGTGATCCCCGATACGGTGTTCCACGTCCTTGAGCTTCGATTCAAACTGCATCATGTTACCGGGGTACTTCATTGTTTCAAAGTCTTCCCGATAATAGGGAGTTTTGAGCCATTTTGGGCCTTTCCCGTCGAGATACTGCCGTAAGGCGTCCGTACCCTTCACTCGGTGCGTGTATGCCACTGGCAGGCCGACGCGGGTCAGCTCTGACAGGAAAAAATCTTTCTCCAGTTCCATTTTCTCGGAAAGGCCGGACCCGAATACCCGGTGACCCTCCCCGCGCAGGTAATGTTGGAGGTCGCCGTCGTAGCAGTCGGGGAAAAACACCATGTCCGCTTTGTCCAGGTACTTCCAGAACGAGTACACCCGCTCGATCTCCGGTAACCCGGTGCCGATCAGTTTGAACCGGCTGGAGGGGTACGGTGCGCTCTCGGCGAGGTAGAACCAGACCTTCTTGAACTTCTCGCCGAGCTTCTGCGCCAGGAAGATGTAAAGTCCCTTGCGACCGTAGACCAGGCAGGTCTTGTCCGACAGGTCAACCGAGTCGGTCACGTCCTTCTGCTTGATCCCTTTCGCGGCAGCATAGATGTGACTATGCAGACCTTCCGGTGGCACATTGCGCAGCTTGGCGGCTAACTGCGGCTCGTATTTCTTGAGCCAACCGAGCGCCTGCTTCCTGGTGAGGAACATCTGACCGCCGGGCGTGAAACCGTGGGCCGAGTCAGGCAGATTGTCGGGTAGACCGCGACCTTCGATGATGGTCACATGGGTGTCGGTGGGGGTGCCGGTCACTACGGTACCGTCAGGCAGGCGGATTGCGGGTAGAAGTCTCACGATATGCTCCCTGTGGTTACCCGAGCTTTTTCTGCTTTGAAACTCCAATGACGACCGGGGCAGTTGCAATCTTTTTAGGTCGAAAATGGGTGGTGCGGAAATTATTAACGCGGTACGACTTGGTAAAACATCCGGCGTCAACGGACACAGCGAACACTAAAGCCACGAAACACAGTAAATACCACATTATTCATCTCCTGTTTTAATGTATTTTTCCATCTTTTTAAGTATTTCCAACTGTTTTTTGGAGTACATAGTGTTGCCCGATTTAGTCTGTCCTTCCCTTGCGGACTTAGCGTCAGCACCTAACCACCCACGCACGTACGCGTCGTAGGTAGCACCACCTTCCGCCCCCCCACCGTTTACGTCTTCCCACCATGCCCGTTTACGCTTTATACGCTCCTGTTCCTCGGGGGTAAAGTTCTTCATGAACTCGTCACGTAGCTTTTTAAACTGCGGGTCACGGTTCATACCATGTATCATGTCACCATAAAGCGCTTGTTTTAGCTGCGCGGGGTCTTTCTTTAAATCGTCGCCGTATATCTCAAGGATGTTTTTACCTTTTGACGGGTGCGGCCAATCCTTGGTACCACCCTCACTGTCCGGCCAATACTCCAGACCGACATTACCCATACGTTTCCGAGCTTGATTGGTTCGATCTGGATCAGCGAATATAACGGACGTATTGTCTTTGTTGTGAATCTTTGCCAATCCTTTGTTTTCATTCAGTACCTGCTGTAACACCAACTGCTCCGGGGTGAGCGTGGCGGGTGCCGGGACGCTCGGCTGCACCATACCCGGTTGCTGCGGGGTAATTACTTGCGGACCCGCCACGCCGAGAATCTGCTGGGTGCCGTCCGCGTTCAGCAGTGTTTCCGGCTGGTTCTCACCTGTGAGGTATTTCTGACCAGGTACAACCGGCCCACCGTCTGCACGCGGTATTGGCTCGCTGTCGTCGGTGCCCCACTGGTCGGTCGCGCCCTGCGATACCGCCGCGCCGGCAGCGCCTCGCACGGTGGCCTGCTTGGCGTACCCCCTGACGCGGGCGGCTATCTGCTTACACATCGCCTCGGACACTCCGCGCTTGGTCTGTGACGCTTGGAACGCCTCGTTGAGTAGTCGGCCGTCTTTTGGGTTGAGTGCGGCCTGGTCAACGAACTGCTCGATCATCTCACCGTGTTCTTCGATCATCCCTTTCATGAAATGACGCAGCACGTTGGCACCTGTGTTGACTACCGCACCGCCGGCATAACGCAACACGTCCCGTGCCACGCCGTAGCCTACCTGACCCATTTCCTTGGATTGCAGGAACGACGTAGCGGATTGTGCGCCGTGGGGAGATGTCTTGTTGCGCGACAGGTTGCGGATGGTTTCATGGAAGTCCGACAGAGCATCCCTCTGCTTGCCGTCGAACACCTCGTGCAGCATCCGCTTGGTACGTGCGACCGTCAGTTTCTTGGACTTACTCAAGGTCGTTTTGTTGAAACCCAACATATCCTCGGCGCTGACTTCCCCGCTGGTCATGACCCAATCGCGCACCGCCACCTGGAGGCCCGCCTTGTAACTCGGGTTACCCTTGCCGTATGCCAGCACCTCTCGCATCGCGGCGGCAGGATCGGTCTGCTTATGAATCCACCCCACTATCGTGTCCGGGTCCATTTCCATGATCTTGCCGACCGTCGATTTCTGGAACTGCTCAAGGGTAGACTGTGCTGCCGCGACGGTCTGCTTGGCACGGCTAACGTTGGAGAATTCGTCGTACAAACCGAGCTTTTGCAGGACCGGCTTGACCTTGGGGGAGTTGAGCCAGGCGGTCAATTTCTTCGGATTGTCCAGCATGGTGGCGGCTTTGTCAGCGAAGTGATCGCGCATCAGGTCGCCGGCAGCTTTGCGCCCTGCATCGGTGATTTCCAGCTTGCCGCGTGCGTCCCGTTTGTTGCTATCGCTCAGTGACCGCGCCAAGTCCTCGGCTCCCGACTCCGTTTCAAATTTTGCTGGTAATTTCTCGGCGGGCAGGCGCTGGCCGCTGGCTTCCTTACCTTGCCGGAACACCTCGTCACTGGCACCTTTACCGTAGCGGTCGGCTTCCTCGCTGGCGAGAGTGGTTGCACGCTTGTACTTGGTTGCGAAGTCCTCGGCGGGTTGTAGCTCGGTGAGCTGTTTCTGCTTCGCCGCGATAGCCGCTTTGATGTCAGCTACAATTTTGGGATCAACGGCGGATACGCTTGGCACCGGCTCGTTGGGAAACCGACGCTTCCACTGCTTTTCCAAGCGAGCGGTGTAACCGTCCGGTTTCTCCCCGGTCATTTTCATAGTCGAGGTGTCACCCGATTCTTTCAACTTGGCAGCCATTGCTGCGGTGTCGGTTCCGGCGGCTTTCCCTGACCCGTCTGCCAGGCGCTTTTCCAATGTGGTTATTTCAGCCTTTACCTCGGACGGTCTGACGATCCGTTTCTCATGGATAGCCACATCTCCTGCCTCGACTGCTTTACTGAACGCTTCCGCGTCGGACCGCAACGCATCCTTCGCTTTTTGCAGCAGCGCGACGGCACGACTTGCGCCAGGTGTCTTGCTCCCTTGGAAGTCCCGAATGTAGCTGTTGAGGGTCTTATAAACCGCGTCGTATCCGCTGGTACTCTTGGCTTTCTCCAGCGTGCCCTTGACGATCCCGATCACGTTTTTTATTGCCGGGTCGGCCTCGGTGGCGGCGGATGCTTCCAACTCCCCTACATGCTTTTCGTAGTTGGGGAATTTCATCTCGTAACCGAGTGCATCCACCTCGTCGTAGGCGGCTTTCTTGGCGGCTTTCTCCGGGGTCCGTTTGGTGGTGAGCGTATCAGTTATGCGCTCTCCCACGGTCTGTGGTGAGTCGGTGGCAGCGAGCGGTCTGCCTGCCGCGTCAGCGGCTTGCCCGGCAATCTCAACCTCGCCCGTGAGCGCCGCAGCATCAGCTTTGATGCGATCCCTCACGGTCCTTGCACCCTCACCAGTCTCACCGGGTATCGCACGGTCCACACTCTCGCGTGCAGCCGCAGCCAACGTGTTGTCGTTCAGCTCGGCGGCGATAGCGTGAGTCGGGTCTTTGCTCCTGGTACGGCGCACCATTTCGTTCACGGCGTGCTGCGGCATACCCAGTTCACCGGGGGTGAACGCTGCACGCTGTTCCGGCGGGCGGTGCTCCATGATCCGTTGATTGAGCGCCTGGGCGTCCGCAACGTCGGTCGCCTGCGTCATGGCATGTTCGGTGCTGAGAGGGTTTGACAGGTTATTAAATTTCTGACCCGCCTTGTATTCGGCACGTTTCTTACCGTAGGGGAGGAAACCTTGCTCGGCACCGGTAGCGAGCTTGTTTTTAACAACACCAGCACCTTTCGTGAGCGCGTTCGTGCCGGGTTTGACCGCACTGAGTGCCAGCAAGTCACCAACCACCTCGGCGACTTTCGGCAGGTTCGGCAGGTCCAAGTCCTGCGACACCTTATTGACCAATCGTCCGGTGTAATTGCCCACCGCTTTACCGGTCCAGGACTTGCCGAGCGGAGATTCCAAACCCGACTCATGATACGCGTCATACGCCTGTTTGGTGCTACCGCCACCCGCTAAGGTACCTGCACCTGCGGCGAGTTTGTTGACTGCCGAGACAGGGGCGGTAACCGCCTCACCGAGCACTTGTGGTATCTCTGCGGCTACCTGGCCGGCGGTGGATAGCGTCTCGGTTACGGGATGTGCTTTAAACTTGCTCCACTTGCGACTTATCGTATCTCCGATGTCACCGAGAAACGAACCTTCCTGCTTGGGTGCGTGTTGCGGTGCTGTCGGCGCGGCGGGTGTGGTGGGTGTCTTACCACGCCCCGGTTCCCGTCCGTTCATCTCCTTGAGGACTTCCAGGGGGTCGTGACCGTCAGCGATAGCACGCTTGTAATCCATTTTGACGCCGCGTTTCGCCAGTTCACCCATTACGTCTTCGGGGCTGTGACCGTCCGATAATGCTCTTTGGTAATCCATTTTAGTAGCTCGCCAAGGGTTTTTTCTCACCCGACTTGAACGCATCGGATATGCTCGCGTTGATCCCTTCGGAAATCTGCTTGTTGGAAGTGGTACGCACGGCCATGTTGGCAATCATGTTGTCCACGATTTCCTGCACTCCGTCGCCACCCGCCATACCAGCGGTGAGCAGCATCTGCGCCTCTTTACGTGCCGAGTCGGTCAGACCACCGGCACCCACGTTACCACCCATGACCTTACCGTAGTCAACCAGTGCCTCGTAGATCGTGTTGTTGATGTTGACCGCTTTCGGGTTACCCTTATACTCAGCACGCAGGTGGTTCAACCAGTCGTCGGCTTTCTTGAAACCGGACATGCTGGACTTGATCGCCTTACCCTGTGTGACCACATTTACAAGCAGTTTCTTGGCGGTTTCCTCGTCGCGCTGCACCTGTGCGTTGATCGTGGCGATCTTGTTGAGCGCCTTTTGTCCCGCCTGGGAGTTCGGACCCATCTTGGCCCACTCCATCGGACTGATACCGTAATATTTCAACTGCGCGTTGGCAACGCGGCGGAACTGCGCCTGCGTAGCGGGGTCGCGCATGTTGCCGGGCAATTTGTGCGAAACAAGATAATCCGCCACCATCGGTAACATGTCCTCGTCGGGCGACTTCTTGGCGTCGGCGGCTTTTTCCTTTAATGCTTCCTTTTTTTCGTCCCGCTGCGTCACGTACATGTTTGTCGTGGCTTTACTGTGATCGGCTATATCCTCTTTTTCCGCCTTTATGTAGTCCGCAACCTCCGTCATGGTCGGTCGGCGGTGCAGCTTCTCACGCAACACACCTTCCGCGATTTGCTCCGGTGTCTTGGTTTTGCCACCCGCTATGTTGCTCACCGTGTCGTCCACGCTGGTGATACGTTTTCCGTCCATTGAAATGCGCACCACACTGTCCGGCGTCGGCTGCGTTCCTTCCGGCATGTACGGTGCAAGTTGGTCAGCAATCCCACGATACTGTGGGGAGTCGGACGGTGGGATATTGAGGTCGATGGTTGACGTGCTCCCCGGACCAGGCACCCAACCGTTGTCCATCATGGTGGTGATCTGCTTGGTTCGTTGTGCAACCACTTGGTTGCCAGGGTTTTCTTCTACCGCCTGTTGCATGTATTTTCGTAACAGTTTGGTGTCACCCGCTTTCTTAGCCGCTTCCATCGGCTCATTCATGACCTTGAAATACGAATTCGCTTGTGCGGTCTGTTGCTGAAAAACCTGCTGACGGTATGCTGATTGCGCCTGCTGTTGACCGATAAATTTATTCATCCCCTCTCGATTATCCGGGTCAGGCATACCACCAGACGCAGCGGCGAGCGGATTACCTGTTGGTGCGGGGCGCGGAGCACTCTGCGGTGCGGGCATACCACCACCGACAGCGAGAGAGTTGCCTGTTGTGGGCGCTACCGGACCTGGTGCTGGCGAGGGTAATGACGCGGGTGCTGCTGGTCGCGGTATGTCCGCAAGAGGGTTGTCCTGAGTCTGATCGCCGGTAAAACCGAACGGAACATTGGGGTCGTTCGCAGCTACAAGCGCGGCGTTCCGCACCAACTGTTCACGATTGATGCCGAGTCGGTCAGCGTAGTCGTCAATTTGCATGGACGCCAAACGATTCTGTATCCCGCCAGCATACAGATTCTGCTGACGTAATGCGGCGTCATCTCGTATCTCCTGATGTTCCCACGGATACAATATTCCGTTTTCAGGCATTGCCTGCCCTCCTACGACTTAAGGTAATTTGCCAGCACGTTGGTGCCGTAGTTGATTGCAGGTGCCCATGAATTACCAGCATTAACGGTGTATGGTGCCGCACTGGAAGCCGCGCTGGTCAGGTTGGTACCCTGCGATGTAGCCACATTTGCACCGAGATTACCGAGTTGGTTGATTTGTCCCGGATTGGCGGCGCTGGCGAGTGTGTTGGTTTGCTGTGCGACTTGGTTCATATACGGTGTGTAACCGGACTGCATGGCAATCAGCGCGTTCTGCTGTGCCAGGCTGTTAGCGAGCGCCGGGCTACCGGAGTTGCCGGTAGCGGCAGCGTGTGCGAGAGCGGTCTGGTCGGCCTGTTGTGTGGCTGCCTGCGCGACAGCGTAAGGAGTGGACGCTTGGTACGCCTGCGGCGTGTAGGCAGTGAGCGGGTTGAGCGCACCGTTACCAGTGGTCGCCGCCGTGTAGGTTTCCAAACCTTGCTGCTCGGCAGCCACATAGGGTGCGTTCAAACCTTGTGTGTATGCCCATTCGGCAGCCTGTATCTGGTTGGCTTGAGACGCCGCAGCGGACATGTTGCTTGCTGCTGCTGTATTTGCGTTGTTGCTGAGAGCAGAGCTGAGCAAACTACCAGCAGCGCCGACCAAACTGCTCCCGGTGCTTCCGGTACCGAGCAAATTGGTCAGACCGGACAAACCGGTTCCACCGGCAGTGGATGCGGAAGCAGACAGACCTGCAACCGCTGTGCCGTCCGCACCGATTACCGATCCACCTTCACCGATTGACCCGATCACCGCTCCATTTGACGCTGTAACGGACCCGTCCGCACCGATGGTGCCGACAATGGTACCGGACGAATCAACTACCGTGCCTGCCGCTGCACCCGCTGTGGCGGCGTCAATGGACGACGCGGCGGATAGGCCGGCAATTGGAGCACCATTTGCTCCGATCACCGCTCCACCTTCGCCGATTGAACCAAGAGCGATACCGCTGCTGGATATAACCGTACCGTCAGCGCCGATTGTTCCAACTACTGCACCAGTTGAGTCAATTACTGAACCAGCAGTACCGGCAACAGTGGTGGTAGCAGCACCACTTACCCCCGCACCTGCACCTGCACCTGCACCTGCACCTGCACCAGCTATTTCAGGAAGTATTGCGGCACCTACCGCACCAAAGACTGCTGCTGCACCGCCAACCGCAATACCTCGTATGATGTCACCGAACAAACCACCACCAGGCATCGCATCAAGTTCGGCTTGAGTGTATGGGCGTTGTTCGGTGTAATTCCACAGTGTCGGGTCCGTGTACGGCACCAGACTCTGCCCACCGTTGATAGTACTGGTTCGGGTGTTATTGCCGTTTACCATACCAACAGTAAAGTCGTCACTCATAACGCGTTCTCCTATGTCCACACCAGTGCGTTGACTTCCAGGTTCAGTTTGCTGGCAGCGTCCGCATAAAATGCAACCGAGTCGCCGGGATAAAGCACTTTGGAACGACTGTAGGTGTTCGGTCCATTGCCAGCGGCCTGCACCACCTCGCCGTCGTAATCGAACGCTGCCGCGCCGCCGTTGGGTGTGGTTTTCATGTAGAACTGGTGGGTCACGGCGTCGATGTTGGAGACATGAATCTCTTTCACAACAACTTGTTTCACGCCGGTTGCCGGGACTGTGTAGACCAGAGCACCACCGACAAGCGGCAGAGTCTGTAAGGGAAGTAGTTGAAAAGGGGTTATCATGTTAGCCTCCCACAGAGAACTGCGTTCTTATATCACTTATTTCGCGTCGGAGTCCAGCTATTTCAGCGCGATAATCACATTGCATTGCTAATTCCGTTCGCATATCCTGTATCGTCCTACGCAACCGAATCAGTTCACTGTCATACAACATTTCCATTGAAAGCTGAGTCTGAATATCTTGAATTGATCTGCGCAGCGCAGTTATTGCTGATTGAGCGTCGTAATCCATTGACGACTGTGCAACCGACGCATCGGTGCTGTCGGTGCCGATCGCTGCCGCATTGTTAACGAACCACAGATACCAGGCGGGCGACATGACACCTGATTTCGCGTCCAGGAACATCGGCGTTCCTATCGGTGGCGGCCGTACACTCATTCTTCCACCTCCGCATACCCACCGAGCAGGATCACCCGGCAGGCGTCACTGCACCTGATCTGCAATACCCGATCCCGCGCCTTACCCTGTCTGCGAAAAACTACACGTGTGTTGTACTGACCCGCGTTACCCATCGACTTGATTTGCTCGTTACCGAACGTGTGTCCACCGTCCTTCGACCAACTTAGAGCCATCACCGGTGTGACTGCCGGGCCGGCGAAAACGACTTGCGGTGGTGCGGTGTAACCAGCTCCCGCCGCCGTCACGTTCACCCCGGTAATCTGACCGTTCGCCACGACCGCAGTTGCCGCCGCTCCCGCCCCGTTACCGTCCACCGGCACGAAAACGACCTGTGGTGCGGTTGAATAGTCGTAACCGGGCGTGACCACCGTAACCGACCAAACGCCGTCTGCCACCATGGTTGCGGTCGCGGTTGCCGGCACGACGGGTCCGTTGTTACCGACTCCGGTTTCCAAGTCTATCTGGAACTGAGAAATGAAAAAATTAGCAAGCGACTGTTTGTCGAAGATGTGCCCTGTCCGGCGCAGCCGAACTATCGGTAAACCGAAATCGGTACTGTAGTTGTCCGCCATCTGATAGATATTGCCCGATTGCCAGTCTCCTACCAGGTGCATATTGTTGAACCGAGCGTAGGAATTAGTTACGTGTCGGTTGACCTGATACGAGCTGTCGCCATAGGTGGACCTGTCATGCCATTTCTGCGTCGTCAGGTCGTAGACGAGCGTCTGGTTATCACCTGGTGAGGTGAACGCTATAAATGTATGACCACCTTCACTATAACTCCAGCCGAAAATATTTGGTATGCCGGTCCACTGGCTCATTTGATAAATGATTGCCTGTGACGCAATGAACTGCGGTGTGTAGCCGTTGAGTATGACAGGACCGACGAATACTCCACCGTTATCAGTTTGCTGACAGGCCAACCAAATGGCGGCACCACCGGCCAAGACAAGTGACCAGGGTGACTGCGTACCGTAGGGAATGACTGCACCTTGGATGCGGTCGAAAGGCAGACCCACGGCGGTGCCGGTGGTGCCGGTGTCATAGAAAAATTCAGTATTGTATTGCTTGACGATCATCAGACCTTGTGGTAATCCGACCGCTGTCTGCACATTGTCCTGTAGGAACTGAACGGCTTTATAGGCACTAGCACTCCATGACATTGCATCATACTGATCGCTGGCAGACACCATCATAGTGCCGTTGGTGAGAATTATGTAACCGTCTTGATATGCAAGATGTGTTGGATTGGAGGGAAAACCTGGCGACGTGACGGCGGCAAAAACATTGGTCACGATGTTGTAGACGTACCCTGTTTGCCCGTCCACAACCAATATCTGGTTGCCACCGACACCTTGCGCCTGCACACCATTATCCATCATTGAAACACGCCCGGTAACGGTGCCGAGCGTGCCGAGCAAAGAGAATGTGCCGAGAGGCGACACGGCGTAAAGACCGGACCCGGAAACGACGAAAAGAGCGCCAGCAAAAGGTCGTTTACCACGAATCGGACCACTACCGAGCGACTGCCATAACGCGCAGCCCGGCGTGCTAACAAGCGATATTTTGGCCTTACCCATCGGGTCGGTGTCGATTTCAGGGTAAAGATTGACGGTACGGCTTGCATTGGCGGCTACGCTGCGTCCTGCACCCGTACCGTCGAGTATTGCCAATTCGGCCATGTGGTTACCCCTATACGTCGTCGCCGTTCAGGATGTTGAAGGTGCTCTTTTTCATACCGGGCAGGTCCATACCGACCAGCAACTGCGTACTGTTCATCGACTTGATAACGTGCATCGACTCACGTGCAGCTCTCAGAATGTCGGCGGGTATCGCTGTGTTGTGACCGCGATACTCATGATACATTTCGACAGCGCCGTTGAACTTGATCGCACGGAGATAGAATGACTCCAGGGTGATCACATCAGTGGGGTTAACAAACTCGGTGAGCATTTTCTGCTCGGTGATGAACGCGGTGTAGGAGGTGGTCGCGTCGGGAATGTAATAAATATTGACCATCCCGACCTGTGGATTCTGCTGGGTATAACCGGGGTCGAAGAAAAGAGCACAGGGTCGCCCTTGGGTGAACGACTTGTCCTCGCGGGCGTTGTATTGGTCCTCGGTGTAGATGTCCAGCGGCGTGTCAATCGACTGGCTGTCACGTATGAACGCTTCGGGTATCGCCAGCGGTTTGCTGGTGTTCCAGGTCTGACCGATCCCGATTGTGTACTGACCGACGTTGGCGGTCAGCGGAAAACTCTCTTGTATCAGCGCACGAATCATCAGCCGTTGCGCCGACCACGAATCGAGCATGATGTTGTTCGCCTGCACGGCGGCATTGATCATGTCGGTGTCAGGTGTTTCACCGGGATCAACGACGCCGATTAGCCGTAACTGTGCCAGAACTATGTCCTGTACGGTTAGTTGCATTTAGACCGCCGGGGGCGCTTCGGGCGCGGGCGGCACGACGGGCGGTCGGCCCGGTTTGCCGGCCTTTTCCAGCGCGGAAACCCTGCCGCTGACAGATGCGAGCAACTGCCCCTGCCCTTTGATCATTTCGGGGTTGGGCGCAGCGGCCCGCAGCTCGGCAACCTCTTTACGGAGCGCCGCGACTTCGGCACGCAGGTCGTCCAGGCTGTCCGGGGTGAGCAGCACGACCGGCGCGACTTCTTCCGGTTCCTCGGGTTTCTCAACCGACCATCCCTGTAGAATGTGGTACTCCAGCGACTCCAGGTTATCAACGCGGTACTCCGCGCCGCCTAGTTTGTAAATGGTTACGGGGAAATCGTAACCGAGCAAGTTTTCATCGTCGTCCTCGATCCGCATTTACTTGCCCCCTTCCGGTGCGACGGGCGGCACCGCCTGGTCAGCCGCAGCAGGCTCGACGGGTGCAGTAGGCTCGACGGGTGCTGCCGGTTCGTGCAGGATCGCTTCAAGCGCAGCAACTCTGTTGGTCAGTTCGTTGAGCGAACACACCTGTTCATCCCTGAGCGAACACACCTGTTCAGCCAATTCAACGAGTTTCTGGTTGCCCCATTTCTCGATGTCTGCGGCGGACAGGTCGGCAAGACTGGTTGCGGTTTCCACCGCCCACCCCTGACCTAAATGAAAGTCAAGAGCGGCCTGGTCGTACACGGAGTATTTGAACTCGCCTTTTTCGATGGTTACGGGAAATTCCATGACGTTATTTCTCCCCTTTGATGTAGTCGGCGACGGTCGGCTCTTTTTTCTTTTTCTTACCGGCGGCGAACGGGTTTTTGGTTTTGCCGACCGCCGGTTTTTTAGCTTTGGCGACTTTCTTTTTCTTCTTGGATTCTTCCGTACCGAGCATGTTTTTCATCGAGTTTATTCCTCCGTGAGTGCAACGTTAATTCCAAAACTGGCTGCGCCGAGTGCGCCCGAATCGTCGATAGCTATACCGTTGGTTATACCCGCAGGAACAACCAAATCTTTCACCGTGCCAGGTGCGATACCTAATGGAGGCCACACCTGTAGTGGTGGTTGACTCGCCACCGCAGTGGGCACCCAAAACTGATACGTGAACAGGGTTACGCCTGCCGTACCGTCGATGCCGGATGCGCGGGTGATACCCGAATACGCGGCGTCCGCAGCGTCTGCCGGGTACGGTGTGACGGCACCTGTGCTGCCGGCGGCGGACGTGCGTTTAATTGTCAACGTCCGCATACCCGGAGTAGTTTGCGCTCCTACGTTGGTAATGTAGATCGACCTGACCCGTGTCACCTTTACCACTCCTGACTCAACGGCAACCGCTTGAACCGCAGCAGTATTCGCTTGACCGGACGCGGAAAGAATGTATGTCGGTTTATTGGAATTGTCAACTCTTATGCTCGCCGCCACATCCGATGCCGCTGAAATTACCGATGCAGGTTTCAAGGTCTGTTTGCGCCAGGCGTACTGACCATCACTGATCTGGATGTTGTTCTTGGCTGTGTCAGAGACGGAAACCGCATTGCTGGTGAGAGTTGCGGTCGTCGTGCCACCCTGCACAACCAGATAAGCCGACGAAAGTGTGTCCACACTGAGCGCGGATTGCGCGAGGGAACTGGTGCAGACTGGCACGTCCGAATTGTCGATATTCCAGTAAATTTTGGTAGGACGGTAAAAAATCTGGTAATTGTGAGTCGTACTGTCTTTGGGTTGCACGCCAGTTCCGGTAGTTGCCGACAGGTCACAGACCGCAGTTCTTACGCCCGCCTGGTACACAGCAGCATACATCTTACCGTCCGTGTCCACCTCAAACACTGCGGCGTCGGTGAACGTGTTGGAACAGGCCGGGCAAGCCGTCGAACTCGGCACTGCCTGTACCTTGCCACCGCCCCACGCCATGTATGTGGACGCGACGACCGGGTAGGGAACAGCAATGTTGTTTGCGTACCTGATCCAGCCGGGTGTGCTCGACGTGAACGTAGGTTGGCTGGTCAGGTATGAGTACCCGTTTAACGTGGTACCGGTACCAAGTGTCAGGTTACCGGCGCTCTGTGACGCGGCGACACCACCACCCCCCGACACTGCGGCGTTCCACCTGTTGGTGGTGTCCAAGGACGCACCATTGTCGAAAGGGTCTACAAAGAGTTGGTGCGGTTCATCCGTCACGCGCTGGTACCCGGCAGGGAAATTGGTACCGTATATCCCCGCTACGGATTGTGCCGGTGTCGTGCTGGTACTGAACAAAAACCCGTTGGTGTCGGTCCGCAGCAATCGCACATACGTTCCATCCGAACCACCGATCAGAACAGGATTAACTTTGGTTACCACACTGCCGTTCGCCGCTAAACCCTCCGCTCCCACGGTGTTTCCAACGTAATCGGACGCCGCCGCCGGCAACACCGCAACGACCAACAAACACAATAAAACCGATAACATTTTCACGGTGTATACCTCCAGTAACTGATTGCGATAGCGGTTGCGCTCAATACCAGGACGGTAAAGAGCGGTGATTTAAAATAACTCCACATACCAGATTGACCCTGCGGTTTTGACGCGGGTTCCGAACACCTCGTTGACCGCCTGCATGACACCGGGCCAGGCCGGGCTGTAATCGTGACCACACACCAGGCGCTTCGCCTTGCTGGCGTACCCCTCAATGTCGGATTTGCACCCTTCATAGGTATGTTCAGCGTCGATGAACACCATATCGACAGACGGCAGGTGGCCGGACATTTCCTTGCTGTCGCCGCGACAAACGGTGAGGTTCGCATAAGCACCGACATTTACCTGGAACTCCGCGAAAACGTCAGTTTTAGCCGCGTGATCCTCCAGAACACCGTTGCTCGACGGGTCATGACCGGTCCAGTTGTCAACAGCTACGACAGTGCCTGGGCACCCTTCCAGCAGTACCGTGGTGCTGCGTCCCTTCCACGATCCTATCTCGATCACGCTGCCCATTCTGGTGGCCTGCTCGTAGAGCCAAACCAGCTCGTCCAGGGTCATGTAACCGTCAACGCAGTTCGCCCGCTTCACCGCTTCCGGCAGGTCCATGAACTTCCGGGTACCATCCATGAGGAATTCCTGGAAATTCCCCTCGTAACTGCGCCCGCCGGAATGCCCGAACGTGATGTTGGGTAAACACCACATTTCACCACCGAGTTTTTCCCACAGGTGACAGAAACCGTAGTCGTCACCGAACCAGCGCCCGTCCTTAACGAACGTGCCGAAAAAGTCATAGGTCGATTTTCCGGTGATGCCGTCCTTGTACTCCAGTTCCGGGTATGCCGCCTGCATCTGCTCGATTACCGACCGTGTGATCTTGAGGAAACCGGTCGCCAGGGAGTCAGCCAACAACACGCCGTTGTGATTGATCGGGTGATGATCCGCGTCAGTTTTCAGTCTGACGGCAAACTCCAGATTGTCCTGCTTTTTGGGATAGGCACCGCCGATAACTTCCTCCGGGGAATTGAGCAAGTCGCGGAATGCAGTAGCCGGGAAGTTCACGTCGGCGTCGATGAATACCATGTCGGTACATTCGGATGCCATGAAAGCGCGGGTCAGGTTGTTCCGTGCCATGGACACATACGGGCAGCCGACCTCAAATTTGAACTCAAACGGAATTTCCATCAGTAGCATTGCCTGCATGGCGTTCATCAGGCTCTGCACGGTCGGTGCAAAAACCTTTTTGTCGTAACACGGTACTGCCACAAATACTTTCACAATTTTCTCCTTGGTGACGGGGTTTGTAATCGGACCCGCCGGCACCCTCCACCCCGTCACAGGATAGAGGATACCGGGAGCCGATGCGTTACGGGGTCAGCGGAGCACCCCTTGGATAATTACTGCGAACCTTTCATTGCACCGATACCGGACTGCGCCAGGGTCTGCTGCATCTCGTTGACCAGGTTGACCAGGGCGTTACGGGCGGGTGCACCCGACAATGCTACCCAGCTACCCGGTGCGCCGCCGCCAGGTCCGACCGCATTGAAACAACCGATGGTGTAAATCTCGGTGTTCGGGGTGATCGCGGTTGCGGTGACGTTTTCAAAGGTAATCGCCAGGGTGTTGGCTGCCGAGATGCGGCAACCGGCGATTGCCAGGCCGGCCTGAAACGACGGCTTGTTGACGAACACCGTAGCGGGACTGGCGTTGACGAACGGCAGACCAACGACGGTGAAAGTCTGCTCGGCGGTGGTGTTTGCCGCAACCGAGGTAGGCGTAATGCTGGCACGCAGCACGGTGAACGGGCTAATCGGTGTCTGGTTGAGTACGGTAACGCCGTAAATCTCGGTGGCGGACGGTGTGACTGCTGCGGCGGTCGGGTTGACGAATTGAATCTGCAACGTGTTTGCCGCCGAGATGCGCCCTGTACCGTTCAGTAGACCCACGGAAAGGGTCGGTTTCTGCACACCAACCGCGATGTCGGTAGCGAGCAGACCGCTGACAGTCAGTGTCTGTTCCGACGAGGTGATGGTTGCTACGGACACCAGGCCGGTACCGACGACGCCGTAACTGGTAATCTGGTCAGCGGTGAGCATGGAATGCAGACCGACAACGGAGTAGGTTTCAGCGGCGGTCGGCGTAACCACGGCGGCGGTCGGGTTGACGAATGTGACCCCGATCTGGTTGATACCAGTCACCCTTGCGTTGCTGATCGCCACGCCTGCGTTGATAGTCGGTTTGGTGACCATGACAGCCATGCCGGGGGCGATGGTGTTACCTCCGAGGAACGTAACGGTCGGTGCGGTCACATACCCGGAGCCGGGGTTGGTGATCTGTACGCCGAGGATCGTACCGGTTGCGCTCATGATGGGTACGCCGGTCGCGCCGACGCCGACCGTGCCGATGTTCGGGAAAGGTACCGAGGGGTTGGCCGGGTTGACCGCCGGGTTGTTGAGTCCGTAGTTGAAGGACACGACCGGCGGGGTGGTGTAGTTGGACCCGGCGGCGGTGATCGTGACGCTGGTGACCTGCCCGCCGGAAATAGCGGCGGTACCGGTTGCGACGACCGGGACAAGGTTGAAAATCTGTTCCTGAGTGGTTGCCGCCGGCACGGGCGCGGGAGTCAGCGCCTGCTGGTGAACAGGGAAACCGCGCAGTACAGTCACGTTGTAGACCTGACTCGCGGTCGGGGTCAGGGTACCCGCCGAGGTGTTGGAAAGCGTCAGGAACATGGTGTTCGCCGCCGAGATTCGGGCACTATGAACACCGATACCCGCCTGTGCGGTCGGCTTGTTGACGGCTGCCACAAAGTCGGTGGCGAGCAGACCGTTGCCTGCGGTGGTGCCGACCGTCAGGGACTGCTCGGCAGTCGTCAGGGTGACGATGGCTGCCGGGGTCAGGGTCTGCTGGTAGGTGACAACCTGCCCGCCGGCCAGGGGGTACAGAGGACCAGCGCAGGGATTGTTACGCTGGGGCACTTCGCCGCTGTTGTAGAGAGCTACCAGGTCGGTAGCGCCGTCGCCGAGGCTAACACCGTCGCCTCCGGTAAGAATATTTTTAGGCATGGTTCGTTTCTCCTATGTTGATTGTGATCACATTTACTGCTGTGTCGCTACGGGTTACCGGGTTACGCGGGCGGCGCACTGCGGACGGGTCGCCAGATACCCGTACAGTACGTCCAGGCGGGACAGGTACACGTTGTTGATGATGTCGAAGCCGCGCAGGATGCGGAGCGAAATACCTTCGGACACCTCGCGGTAGCACATGTCCATTCCTTTGGGGAGCGTCATGTCGCCGGTAACGAACGTGAACGCCGTCTTGTCGTAGGCGATGTTCTGCCCGTAGCTGGTGGACGCCGCACCCTGGAACACGACCGAACCGGCAACACCTGTGGTCGGAGAGGCGGTCACGTTGCTGTAGGGGTTTTGCACCGCCGGCAGCGCGATAACCGGTATGATCGCCGGGGAGATGTTGAGGGTGACGTTGCCGTTCGCGTCCGCCGTGTAAACATCCGTACCGTCGGCAGTGCCGGTCGCCACGAACTGCTGGAGCGAACCGAACGTCTGCTTGGTTTCCATGTGAACCTTGCTGCACCCCGTCATGGTGAAGACGGTCCCGCGTGTGATCGTTGCGCCTGCGGTGAAACCCGCAAGTAAGACGGTCGTGCCAGTCTGGTTCGCGCCGTTCACGTAGACGTTGGCGCTGCCGGCCATGGTGCCCGTGGTGTGGACCGGCACCAGTTCGTTCTCGTAGAAATCGAAGTTGGAAGCGCGACCCATGGTCCCTTCCAAGAACTGCTCTTCAATCGCCTTGACCGGGTTGAAAAAGTTGGTCATGCCGTTGCTCATGGCGGCACTGGTCACGGAGTCGAGCTGCACCTTGCGCCCCTTGCCTTTGGGTGCCAACGACTGGTTCAGCAGGGTCTTGGCGTTGAGGAACGGCAGGATACCAGCGGGAGTCGAACCGGCGGTGCCGGTGAACTGGTAGATGTCCTTGAACATCTGGAACGCGTCGGATTCCATGTTGGCGATGATCGTCGCAACCGCCGGGTCCAGGACGCGCTCCGCGAAGTCCTCGATGTTCAGCGACAGGTCGGTGTCGGAAAAGTCCATGTCGGCACCGCCGATCTGGGACAGGACCAGGACAATGTTCTGCTCCTGCGTGCCCTGCATGTTGGAAACCGGGCCGCGCCGGTAATTGTACTGGTTCGGCAGACGAATCTTGAGTTGGTTGCCGATCTTGGCGTTTTCCTGACCGAACTGATCGTCATACTGGCGACCGATGGTCCCGATGAAGGTGGACTTATTGTGGAGGATCGCCAAGGACTTGCGGGTTATCTTAATATCCGTTAATAGTGCGTTAGCCACGGTTAATACTCCTTACGCCCGGTGCTGCCGGGTCAACCTCGTCTGTAGCTAGCCTCGCGCATTTCCCTGATCACATCTGCTGCCGGGCGCTTGTCGTCGTCGGTATCCAACGCGCCTCGCTGCTGACTTGCCGGTGTGACCGGGGGTGGCGCTCCGCTAACCTTCTTGACGGGCGTGTTGTTTGCCGCTGTGATAGCGGATTCGATTTTTACCAGTTCCCTCATTGCCGCCACCGGGGCGAGTTGCGCAATCCGCGTGGCGTCCTTCTTGTTGTTAAACAGGTGCCGCAACAGTTCCGGCCCGACTTCCGACTCCAGCACCAATTCCTGAGTTGCCGCGTTGAGCGGTAGATGGTACTCGCCGGGGAGGTGCCATTTGTTGGCGATGTCCGCCAGCTCCGGGTCAAGCTCGCTCGCTTTCTCCAGGCGCTTGACGTACTCGCTGCGTTTCTGCTGTACGGTCTGCTGCACCGTCTGTTCCTGCTGTTCCGCCCGCAGGTCGTACTTGGCTTTCTCGATCACGTACTTGTCACGAGCTTCCTGGTACTTGTCGTCCTCGGCTTCCTGCGCCGCTTCGCCTTCCTCCCAATCGTCAAACTTGCTCCGGTCGATCTTTACCCTGACAGGAGCTTTCGGGACGGTCGGCGCTGCCGGTGCGGGCGGTGTGGCTGCGGGGCTGTGTGCGGCGGGTGCTTTCCCACCGGCCTCGGCTACGCCACGCCAATATGCTGCTTCCTGTGATGCTTCCTGGCGTTTTTTCCGTTCCGCAGACAGTGCTGTGGTCAGACCCTTCACCGGGTCCGCTGCCGGTGGATCGCCCGCAGGCGGGTCTGCCGCTGGGGGATCGCTGGCCGGCGGGTCCGCTGCCGGTGGATCGCCCGCAGGCGGGTCTGCCGCTGGGGGGTCGGTGACTGTGACTTCACCACGCTGATTTCCGAGAATACGTACCAGTCTTTTAAACATGATCACATCTCCTTTTGCTACGCGCCCGATAGGTCCGGCGACAACCGTTTAGCGCCCGTTAAGGTCGGCTTCACCTTGTTGACTATTTCTTACCGCTGCCGAGCAACGTCTTAGTGTGCCGCATGGCTTCTGCCGGCGACTTGGCGATAAGGATTTCCTCACCTTTCGGGCCATAGGCACTCACCGTGAAACCGTTATCCGCCTCGGTGATCCGAACCGACCGTTTTTCCCGGTAGCAGCATTCGACGGGTCCATCGGCAATTGTACCCTTCTGTTTACGAACGGATTTCTTCGCGGTGGCGGGTTTCTTCTTGGGGGTGGTCATATCGGTTCTCCTCTAAACGTCAATCCATTCGTGCCCGCACGCGACACATCTGTAATGGTCGTGCCGGTGATCCGCACCTGGTGTATTGATCAGACCGCACACTGTGAAGTCATGCGGCGCCACTTGGCAACCCGCCGTGCCACAGACCGGGCAACGCATGTCACGCGGCCAACTGCTGCGGTATCAAGTCCGGGTGTTTGCTGGACGGCGAGACACTGTGCAGTTCTTCCAGGATGCGCAGTATCTGCGTCTTGATACCCGACTCGCTCTCGTTGGTCGCCTTGTAAAGCTCAACCATCTTGACCTTGGCGGTCAGCAGTGCGACCTGCTCTTTGGCCTGTGCTGTCTTTTCCTTCGCCAGCTCAGTCTGAACCTTGGCAAGTTGCACCTGTATCTGTGGCGGGACGGGCGGCTGGAAGGTCTGTTCACCTTCTTTGAGTGCGACCAGGCCGGCGGGCATGGTACGGCGTGCGCGGCTTGCCATCTTGTCAGCTCCCAAGAAATCCATATTTTCAAACAGAATATCCTGGTATTTCTCCATACCCTTGGGGTTGGCTTGCGTCATACCCTGGAGAATTTGAGTGGCTTCTTGGCGCTGGGTGGCGTAGCTCGGCCCGGTGGTCACAACTATGTCGTACTTGCCCACGGTGATGTCGTTGAACTTCGCACCCTTACCCTTCTGCTGGAACAGTTCGACCAGGTGGGTGGTGTTCATCTCTTTGTACCGTTCCGGGTTGGCACGGACGTTTTTAAGGGCGGTTTCCGCGTTAGTGTTGATCGGCACAATGTGCTCAGTATCATCAATATTGCGTAGCCGCACATCGCGTTCGGAGTCATAGATTTCCGGGATCATGGAATTGATCACTTTGCCGGAATGCTCAATACCCCGATTGAGGTTGTAGCCGTAGACGTAGGTGGAAATGTCGCCCGGCTTTTGCTTGGCGTAAACGGCGGGGGCGCTGCGCTCCGGTCCCACTTCTCCCACATCGCCGCCAAACATGCCGATAACTGCTTTCAGATTGTCGTGCGCTCGTTGTGCCTGGGTGAACAGGGCGGTCGGGGGTTGTGCGGGTGCCTGGCGCATGGGGGGCGGCAGGAGTTGCCCGTTGTCGCCCACGACGGCGTTGTATTTCAGCACCGCGTAGTTCTTCACATTGGCGTTGATATAGTCGTTTTCATAATTCTCGATCTGCTCGGCGGTAGCGAGCCAGGGTGCTTTGGGGGCAAGCGCAATGGTTTCAGCCAATGCGGTTTCCCAATAATTGACCAGGCGCTGCGCGTCCTTGGCGTCCCGAATGATCCCCTTGATAATCACCTTACCCTTGATGTTGAGCGTCGGACCTGTGATCATCACGATGGGGATATAGCAGCCGGGTATCGGGTCGCCGTCCAGCAGAGTTTCCGGGTCCAGGTCGTCCTCTTCCCGATAATCCTCGTAACCGTCCTTGCGCGGCGGCAAGATCGTATCCATGGTGAGCGTGTAGTGCCGGATGCGATTGACGGGCGTGGTGCGGCGAGCTGTAATTTTCGGCTCGTCGGGCAGCGCCATCGGGGGGAGCGCCGGGGGAGCGCCGGACGCGGGAGGCGCAGCAGGACCGGTGGGTACCGGCTGACCCGGCTGACCGGGGGGCGTTGAACCGGGGGGTACCGGTCCTGCTGCTACGGGCGGGTGGCCCGCCTGCGGTGGTGCGCCGGGTGCTGCCTGGTGCGGCGGCGGTGCGGGCTGCGCCTGCTGCGCCTGCTCCAGCTTGTACTCGCGCAACTCTTTCCAGTCGGAGATCAGTTTCTTGGCGTCGGCCTCGGGTAACACGGTGCCGTCTTCCATCTGGCAGAAGGTGACTTTTTCCGGTTTGACCACATAATAGTCGATGACCGCCACCGAGTCCTCGGAATACATGCCCTCCAGGCCGGTTGTGGCGAGCGCCTTGTTGGGCAGGTCCGCGTCCGGCCAAAATTCCTTGAACTCGTCCTTGGGCATCATGTCGTAAATAAACCCGTACTTCGCGTCCGCTCCCGCCGCGTCCTTGCGGTGCGAGTCGAGGTACACGTTGAACGGGTTGGGGATCAGTTCTTCGTAGATTTCCTGGAGAAAGGGATTGTCTTCACAGTACCGGGTGCCGACGCGCCACGCGCCGTAGCCGGCGGGTACCTGCGTCTTGCCTGCTTCCAGGTAGATGTCCTCGGCGTTGGAAATGTACTCGGTGTTGGCGATGATCCCGGCGCGGATACGGGCGATGTGGGGGTCTGCTTTGTAATCGACGGGTTTTACGGAGATGCGAGCGCGGTTGTGCAGCATGTCACCGACGACTTGTGCGGGGAATTTAGTGATTATAGGGACTTCGATGCAAGGGCGACCGTCGCGGGTCCGGTCGTCGCGCTCTTTCTGCGCCCACTGGTTGCCTGCAACGGTGAACTCAAGGCACTCTACTGCGTGGCGACGGTTCTCGGCGTCGAGTTTGATTTCATACTCAAGACGCTTTCTAACTTTCGCTAGAAACTTCTTGGTACTCTCGTCAGTCGCTTCCTGTGCCTTGGTTTTCTTAGCCAAAGTAAGTCTCCGCATGTGCGGTGCACGCCAAATGAAACCGGCTGGTGGTAGTTTGTCATGAGCCTTACACCCTTACGGGTGATAAAGTCAAGAGAAATTAATTACATCTCGCCCCGAATACGTCGCGCTGCCATCATGGAGCCGACTGACTGAGGTTTGGGGCGGCTCGCCAGGTTGAATTTGTACGTTTTGATGATGTCATACGTGTACGCCCAACCGTTGATACAGTCGGGATGGTAGTACGGGTGCAGGTCCATCTCTGTGGTGATTTTTAACATGTCCTCGTCACTCACCTCGGTGGACACATACAACTTCCCGTTGCAAAGCGGCCATTCCAGCGCGGCCTCGACGCGTTCTTCCGTGGACCTGCCACCGGGGCGTAGCAGTATGAGCGATCCCGTCTCGGTCGAGACGCGGCGTCCGTGCGCCTTGAGTGCGCCGGCAATGTGAATTTCCGTGGTGGACAGACCGACTTTCTCGACTGCGATTGCCCGGATGAAACCGCCGTTCAGGTACATGTCGATGACGGTGTTGATCGCCTCGGCGTGCGTCAGTTCGTCGGCAACCATCCGCTCCAGGTAGCAGTCCGACGCTCCCAGCTCGTTCATGATCGGGTTTACGGAGATGATACCGATGAACCACTTGTCACCTTTACGGGTCGCTTTAGACCTGGTGTCGGTGCCACCGGCCTGGTCAATGATAAGGAACTTGTAACGGTCTTTCGGCATGAAACGCGGCTCGATCCGCTTGAGCATTTTGCTGTCAAGTTTCACGTCCTTAACCGGGGTCGGGTTGCAGAGCTGTTGTGAGTCAAAATATTTACTGGTTTTCAGCTTGTCGAGTCGTTCCTGGGGGAGCAGCACTGGTCTGCCTGTCTTGGTGCCGTCGTGGGTAGCTGCTTTGATGATCGTTCGGTAGAGTTTTTCACCGTGAATGTCCTTCTTGTCACGGATTTGGACCAGCGCACCGACGTGGCTGTAATAGGTACCGACGATCAGCTCCGTACCACCATCCGTTCCAAGGTTGTCCGACATCTCAAACGCCGCGAAACAAAGGTTCAATTGATCCGGTGACTTGGCAATGTCGAATGTCTCGCAGTCGTCATAGACGCGATGATCAAAGTGACCACCCGTTGGCATCCCCTCGATCAGACCGAACGCCTCAACCGTGTTTTCCCTGCGACTGGCCGATTTCCGTTTGATCCGGATACCGTTTTGCAGCGACCAGGACGGCGATTCAGTGTCAGGTTTCTCGTAAAGAATATCGGGGAAACACTGCCACATGACCTCTTTTTGCAGCGTTTCGCGGATGCCGGACAGGAATTTGTCGGCTGCGGGTTTTTTGAAGGAGAATAACGCGGTGGTGCATTCCGGGTCGTTGAGGATACGCTTGATCGTCAAACCCATTGTGATCACAGTGGATTTGAAGTGCTCGCGTGCGTAGTTGTGGAACGCTCCGGTGTGGCTCAATCCACCGTCCGGGGTGCTCGCTTCCAGTTCGTTACACATTTCTACGACGAACGGGTGGTTGGCCGGCGGCACCTCCATGATAAAATGGACGATGAAGAACAGGTCACCCTTGGTGAACAGCCGTACAATTGATTTTGCGAACCGCTCACGATCTACCGGGGGCTGCGCGGCGATGTCGCGGAACGCTTTTTCATAGTCGTGGGCGTACCAGGTGAGCCAGGGGAAGTCAGGGTGTGACGCGGGGTCGGCTAGGTACTGGTCGTCAGACGGCAGAGACAGAGCAAACCGTGTCAGGTCGGCGTCATAGACGGACCTGCACGGCGCGATCTGCGGGTGCGGAATGAATTTTGGAAGCGTTTGCAATATGACTCCGCGTGTGCGGTTCGGGCGCGTGTGGCGTCGCAGGTTACTTGGCGGCGGGGGTTGGGATTGAACCAACGACCACGGGATTCAAAGTCCCGCGCTCTACCAACTGAGCTACCCCGCTAAACGGTGTACGTCGGTCGTATCCGTATGAGCAGACACACTCGCATGATATACGTGCATTTGTCAATGTCGAACATTCGGACGACACGACATGTGATGTTCTGATATGTTTCTACTGCTGCGTCCTCAACGCCGACTGGTAGCGCGACTTTAACGCTGTCATGGTCAATCATTCTCGGTAACTTGATGTACTGGTGGTCCATCCAAACGTAGTGCTCCGGGTTGGTCAACAGCGGTTTAAGGTACTTGTCTCTCAAATCCTCCAGTGAACCATTCAACTCCAGTTCTGTCGGGCTAGTGAACAAGCACGTTCGGGTTGTGAAGTCGCAGCCCTTGGGTGCATTCATTTCCAGATCGTTCGTCGCCAAAAGCAACAACTGTCGCGCAATGTGTGTCATACTGATTCGTTTTTCCATGTGACCTCCTGTTACCACATTTTCATACCTACCGTCAACGCATTCTCGCTCGGTTCACCGAGTTTAACGCATTCCTTGGGTTTCGCCTTGGGGTGGTTTTCACTCATATATACGAACAGCATGTCCGCGAGCGCCTTGTGGATTACCGGAATGTTTTTCTCCAGACGGCAGGTGTCGGTGACCACGCGCCAATCGGTTCCCACACATATCTCGACGCGGGCGTGGTACTGCTGTTCGTTTATGTCGTAGGCGGACAGCTTGCGCGTGAAAGAATCAAACTGCTTGCGGGTCAAGGACATACCACCCCCACGTCGAATTTGAGACTCACCGCAACAAACCCTTCCACCCACGACATGTCAATGAGGCGAACTGATAAACCATTGAGTGTTTCTCTCACTGAATTGAAATCTTTACTAGCCAATGGTAGCATTACGGTTCCCATGTCGCAGCAGTTATTGTCTAACCAAAGTTCTATCATCATGCCGGCCAATGTTGACGCGGCAGGTCTTAAATATCTCAGAGAAAAATCAAGTATTGGGAGTTTTAAATCAGCAGGTTTAACGTGCATGTCTATACCGAGAATGTCTTTTCTTCTATTGGTAGAAATACATGTCATTGGTATCTGATCCACATATTGACTTAGAATTTTAAGAAATTTTCGGTTTATTTGAATCAGGTTGATTTCATCACGCATGTGATCCCCTCCTACCCTGCGCTGTGCCCTGGGTTGCCGCTCCTTAACCGGTGCGAGCCGGTTATCCTGTGCTGCTGCTACCCGGTTGCTGTAACCCACGATCAGTTCGTGCTCCCAACACCCCGGTCGTGGTAATGAACCCTCGTACCGGATTCCGCAGGTTTTGCAGATTATCAGATTTGGGCCACTTTGCTGTGTCTCCACGCTACACCTCCACCACGCCGGACAGCTCCGACTCGCGCATGATCCGCACCGGATAATCCCACGGCAACCGCGCCCGACCCGCCTCAGCGGGGAACATGACGGTCATACCTACCTCGACCTCCAGGGGGAGCAGCACGTCGCGTTTAGAGCGCCGGCCCGGTCCGACAACCTCGACCACGCCTTGCATGACGGTGCCAGGCTGCGGGCCGGACGGAGTGACGTACACCAGACCGTCGTGCAACGGTGGTGCGCTCTCTCTGACCGCGATCCAGTCAGCGATGAGGCGCAGGGCGCGGGGGGTGGCTCCGGGGGCGATGGAGCGGCCTGATCCTTCTTGTCTGAGTCCGTGTGTCATTCTGCTACCTCGCTCGATGCTTCCAACATGTCGTGTTGCAGCACTGTGACCATGCCGATATACGGGAAAATGTCACCAACCGGGCTGTACCTGGTCATCAACGAACCGTCCTGCCTGCGCCCGATCAGCACGATCTCGGTCAATCCTGCCTCGGTGGCTTCGTTGAGCACGTTCTGTACTGAATCCGTGCGGAATAATTGGTGTACCTTTGCGGTCATAGCGTAAAATGTGTTCTGGAGCCGTCCGCTTCAAATGCCGTACCGCATTTTCTGCAAACGTAAAACGGGGTGCCGGACGCTCCGATTGTGTCGATTTCTTTGGATGTGCAATTGGGGCAGTTCATGTGGTGCTCCTGTAAAACCCCGACCTCACCAGTGGGACTGTAAACAGTAGATTTGTCATTTCTTTTCCGCCTTCTTGATAGCGCGCACGATTGTGGGCTTTTTGGCCTGTTTCTTTGTTATAACTACTTCACCTTTGTGAACTAACGCCGGTCCGGTCTTCTTTACCTTCCCGCCATTTTTATACGCCGGAAGTAATGTTGAACCGCCATCAGTACTAAATGGCCGCTTGGGTATGGAAGGTGCTGTGGCGAACGACCCTGTTTTTTGAGCAGCGTCATTTCTGGCGTTGTTTGATGTTTCATTCTTGTATTGAGAAATAGGCTTTTCTGAGGCGGCCCTTTCCTTTGAGTTTTTACTTCTTCGTTCGCTTTCTGAAATCTTTATTTTCTCTCTGTCTGTTAATTTCATTTCTTTTCCTCCGGTAGAACTAGCTTGTTTCCTGGTTCTACTCTGTTGAAGTAATCTTTAAGCTCGTCGACAGTGTGTCACGCTCGCCCCACCCCGCCGAGTCCCGGCAGCAGGATACGCGGCTCCGCAGCCTCGTTGCACCCGGACCGGTCGATGGACATCATGAGGGTGATCACACTGCCGGCCGGCGGGATCGCGTCACCGCTCGACTTGCGGTCCTGCGCCAGCATGGCACGGAGCGCGTGCAGCAGTATGTCGTCCACCAGGTGCAAGGGGCTGCCGTAGCGGATACCGACGCGGCAATCCATCCGGTACAGGTCCATCATTTCGTCGTCCGCGTCAGGCGCGGGGTCCGGCGCGCCCACCAACGTGTAACCACCCTCGAACGGAGCAGCCGGGGAGTACGCGCTGTAGTCGCTGTCCGGGTACTCCACGAAATACCCGCCGATAGCGAGCGCGGGGTTGCGTGTTTTCCACGCCGTGTCGACGACCACGCGGCCCGCTCCGTCAAGCAAAAGCCCGGTACGTAATTCGTTGTCGCACGGCTCAATACCCACGATCTTAGCGGCGCGGACCTTCTTGTGACACTGGTAAAGCGGTAGTAAATGTGTCATGTCGTCTCCTTGTCATTCGATAACTTAGGCTGGATTTACACCGGCTGTCTGCGCGATAGGCGTGTGGTTTGCGACGCCTCGTTTTACTCCTTACCCACCCCTCTTATCACACTCATTTGGAGTGGTCCCACCCGCACCGTGTCGTGTCCTACCGGGTAAGTTCTCGCACAGCGGATTCTCCCCCACGTGGGGCCGCTAAGTCTCCTGTGCAGCCGCCGCCCGGTGTCGGGCGTACAGCGCGGTTACTGTTTCGACCGGCGTGCCGGGCGGTGGTGGCGTGTCAACGGGTAGACACATATCCTGCGGCACTATGACGTACCGCTCGTTGTCGAGATGGACGCGGTAGCACAATGTGTTGTACACCATCTCCGCCATGACGACCGTGCCTGTTTGCCCACGGCTGGTGTGACCTGGGCCGATCACCACGCGGGTGCCCTCCGGTCCCTTACTCACCGAAATGTACGCCAGTTCAATAGCTCCAACGATACCCCGGAGCGCCATGCACATCGGTTCGCCGGGGTCGGCGTCGTGGTCGATCAGCCGCTCGATGTTGTCGCGTAGCTCTGTGACAAAGCGGTCCAGTCTGTCGCGGCTCATACAGCACACCGCTGGAGCACGGAACGTACCGCTGATGCGGTCCAGGCACCTTTACCGCCAGGCGTGAGCATCTGGTCGGCGGTGAGTTGTGCAGCGATGTCACGCAGGGACATACCCTTGTCGCGATAACGAGTGACCAGAGGACCAATCTTGCGAGCGTAGGTGTCGGCTTTGCGACGCCGGGTTTCCGACCCGGCAGTGCGCCCGGCAGCAGCCGCCGCAGTGGTGAGATTGTTGGGCGATCCGAGCTTGACGCCGCGATCACGCAGGGAACTGAGTGCTGATTTAGTGCGCTGCGATATAAGACCACGTTCGTATTCAGCCAATGCCGCGAAAACATGAATTATGAAACTGTTGACGATGGGAAGATCGCATGCGATGAAATTCACGTTACTTTTCATCACAGCGTTGATAAATCCCACGTCGCGGCTCAATCGGTCGAGTTTTGCGACCAACAGGACCGCTCCAGTCAATTCAGCGTGCATGAGTGCCGCCGCAAGTTGCGGTCGGTCGTTGTGGGCACCTGACTCAACCTCTACAAACTCCCGTAGGTGATCGTCGGCGGTCGCACCCTGACCTGTCAGGTACTGTTGAACGGTGGTTTGCTGCGCTTCCAGTCCGAGGCCGGATGCTCCCTGCTTGGCGGTACTGACGCGGACGTAGGAGACGTACTTTGTGGTCACATTGCACCTCCGGTCGTCTCATGCCGGGTGACCGGTGACGGTGGCGCGGTGGCGTAGCGCACCCAATGTGACACCAGGGCGCTACGGTCCAGACCACTCTGTGCTGCGAGGACGGCTAGAGCATGGGCCACCTCCGGTGCTAGGAAAAGCGATATTTTCTGTTTAGGTGTCTTCATGACTGACACTTGTATTCCATCTGATACGAGTTGTCAACATTTTATTTACGTACCAGGTGCGAGGTGCTGCCGGGCACTTGCTCCATAGCGGGGCAATCATAGCGGCTATGGGACAACTCTTAAAAAATTGCCCGCGTTGCGGGATACGGGCCGCGCGAATTTCCGCAGCCAATCGCGTTGGCCCATGCACCGGGGGGTCGGACCGGGCGCGGGGGTCCGGCCTGCCTGGCTCGGCTCGGTCCGGCTCTCCAGCTCCTGCCGTCGCGGCGCTCCTGGCCTGGTGGCGCGGCCTGCCTGGTAGGGGGTGGGGTGCCGTGTGCGAGCTGTAAACGGTCGTTTACTGTTTCCATACAGGCGGCGCGGCGGGCCTGGTAGGATCGCGGGCGGCGCTCGGCTCCTGGAGCTGGCGACCGGCGCGGCTTGGTCCGGGTCCTATAGGTAATCAGTCAGATCGATGGGTAGAAACTCGGCGCTAATGCTGGCGGTCAAGCTGACCTTGGGTTGCTCGCGGTCCATGACAAGTTCAACGGCTCGCATTACATCGCTTCCCTTGGGCTGCACACCTCCGGTCTTGGCTCCTGTAGTGGGGTCGGTGGTCTGACCTATTGGTTTTCCTTGGATAAATTTCTTGGTGGTCTGCGTTGCTAGTGACAGCAATTTGTCCCGTTCCAGCTCATAGCTGTTTAATTTACGCTCTAACCTGGTGCCGTGTTGCGGCGTGTATCCGAGTAGTTCAGCGGCTTGTGTCGGGCCTGCTCCTGCTTCACGTAACAAACCATAAGCGGCGTGTTTCATACTTACTTTTTTATCTTCATGTGCCGGTTTTCTCCCTCCTTTGCTCCTGTCTCTCTCTGGTGTGTTCATGCTCTGAACGTCTATAGGATAAATTGCTATCGGTTTTACAGGGGTTTCTGTCTCAAATAATCCCATAATAAGCGTCCCTCCTGGCTCGTTATTATCACATGAGTCTGTGAGGCGTCAAGGGCCGTTTGCGTGGGTGCCTTGGTGTCTGCTCGGCGTGCTCCGTGGTGGCTTGGCGTGCGGTGTCGGGTGGCGTCGGGTGGTTACCTTTAATACCTAGATACGTTTTGAACATTGTAGGTATAAAGTTATATTATAATTTCAATCACTTACACTATTTACCTTTAATACCTTTAAATATATAAAAGATATGTATGTATGTTATATGGTACTGTAGCCGCTACATAGCGGCTACATAGCGGCTACATAGCGGCTATAGTGCGGTGTGCGTGGGGTAGTAATGCGATTGTTTAAAGGTATTAAAGGTATTAAAGGTAAATCGTGTAACTGTGGGGAGTTGTTACGTTTATTTTACCTTTAATACATAAGGTGATTAAAGGTATCTAGGTGATTAAAGGTAAAAATAAAGCCGCTACGGGTCCGTGTGAGGTCGTAGCGGCTTTGTAGCGGCTTGGGTATGTTGTAGCGGCTTGGTGTGGTCTGTAGCGGCTTTGTAGCGGTTTGGTGTATGTCGTAGCGGCTACAGATTGATGTATGGCTGCTCCATAGCGGCTGTGAAAGTATCCGCTAGGTATTCTTTTATCTGGTTGCGGTCGCGTCCGGTGACGTGCAAGGTGTAGCCGTCCGCTAGGCTAGGTGTGATTATAACGGCGTGGTCAGTCCAGCCGTCATAAAACCCGGCGTCGTTCATGTGGTGGTAACTGGTGCGCAGTATGACGCGTTCCGGGGTGCTGGCCGGGTCAATGGTCGTTCCTGAGTCTATGCCGCTGCCGCTGGGTAGCATTTCGCGGGCTATGGCGTCAAGTTTCTCCTGGTAGCGGTCGTGCCAGTCGGCGCGGCTTGCGCAGGTGCTGCAAGTCGGCTCTCCCTCTGGTCCTTGGTCTGCGCAGTGTCGCGGGCAAGCTGCAAGGGCTGCTTGGCAATTGTTGCGGGCCTGGAGCGTGGCGGCTATGACGCGGTAAAGCGGGCGCGGCTTGGTGGCTCTGCCGGTGGCTTGGTTGGTCTGCGGTTCGTCGGCTGCGTCGGTGCCGTCGTTAAATTCGTGGTCACATTCAATGCAGGTTATCGCGGTTATCTCGTCGTGTTCTGGTTCGCTGGTGTTGTAGTGGACCGTGCCCGCGTCGTCGATCGTGCCGGTAAAAGCGCGCTCTTGGTAAACTCTTATGTTGTCGTGTTTGCATTTCATCGGGTTGCCTCCTGGGTGGCTGCGTGTGCTCCTGCCTCGGCTGCTAATTCGCCGGGTCCGGGTTTCCTCCAAAGTCCGGCGGCTGCCGGGCCTCTCATTACTCCGTCAAGTAAAGAAACGGCTACAAAATGCGTGGTGTTGCTCCACGTGGCACGTGGGTTGCGGCGGTCAAGTTTCCATGCTTTGCTGAGTGCTCCGGGGCTGTGCGGGTCGTTGGTCAGGACCATTACAAGCCGGGCGGCTGTGAGTAGTGCAAGTTTCGCGTTGGGAAATATAAGGTTGTCGGTGTGCGCTCCACCTCTGGCGCCAAATTCTAAAACTGTTTTCATGGTCTGCGCTCTCCTGTGGTCGGGTCGATATTTAAAGTTATCTGCGTATATTTCAAATCGCCAAAATGTGAGGCTTTACAGCCTTGCGCGGCTGCCTCGGTGGTCGGTATTGATGCGCAATAATCGCAGTCGTCTTTGTAAATATCCCAATTTCCATTATGACAAACAAAATGAGGAAAATTTACCGTATTGTAGTACGGGTGCGGGTTCATGGCGTCGGCTCCGTGTCGCTCTCCGTCTCCAGTGATATAAACTTATCCGCGCTTATCCATGCTTCACCTGTGCCGTGCTCCGGGGTGACTAACAGTCGGGCGGCTCCGTAGGGTGTCGCGGTGCCCCGGACTATGACGCGGACGTGTCGCGGGTCGTGGGTCGGCTGCATGTCGCCGGGTAGTGGGTCGGTTAACAGTTTGACGGTGACGGTTTTGCCTATGAGGTCGCGCAGGTGGTGCCGTCCGGCGGTGTTCCTGGGTGTGCTTGATGATCGGCTCATGTTATCGGGTGCCGCGTGTTGTGCGGGCTTTTACGGGTATTCGTTAGGGTGGCGCTCTACAATGTCGGCGACGGCACAAATTGAAAGCGTGCCGGTCTTGTGGTTATAAATCACGGTCGCGGTGTAGCTGTCTCCGGTGTTGATGTAGGTTAAGCCGTGGGTGCCGTGCTGGTCGTCGTCGCGGTGGGCTGCATAATCGGTGCCGTGGGTCTGTAAAGTTTTGTCTAGTCCGCTAAAAATGTATTGCAGGCGGTTTTCTGTAATCGGTCGATCTGTGAGTTTTTCCAGCTCGGCGCGGACGCGTTGCGCAAGCTCTCCGGGATCGCCTACTTTGTCCAGCCATTGCAGGCGGGCGAGTATGGTTTTAACGGTCGGTGCGTTGCATTGTCTCATGGTCGGCGCTCCTTGTGGTCCTCGGTTATGTTTCCGGCGGCTATCCAAACAATCCGGCGCTCGTTGTCGGTGCGGTCCTGTAGCTCGTCGGCGCTCCATGCTCCTACTTCGCGCAACTCGGCTATTAAGTCCGCGTCGCTGATGCGTGCGAGCTGGCGGCGTATAGCGGGGTGTGCAGTGAGTGCTTCTACGTCCGCGTCACATTGGCCGGGGTGGCTGGCGCTCCGTGCCTGGTCAAGCGTCATTGTGAGAGGTGGTATGTGGTTGTGATAGGATTGCATGGTCATGCCTCGCCGGGTTCAAAGTCTGCGCGGTTCGCGTCAAAGTGTTTGATTTCACCTTGCACCAAAGCGTCAAGGGTGGCTCTCTGCTCCGTGGTGAGGGTGAGGTATGCCTTGCGACTGTTGTCTGCGGTCACATTCCATTCAGCGAGTGCGGTTAGTTGCGACAGTCCGGCGGTGCGGTTCAATCGTTTGTTGTCGGCTATCTGGATCGCTTTAACCATTGTGCCATAACCGTAGCTGCCGTTTAAAACCCAATTGATCCGCTCGGCAAATATCGCGGGGTTCTGTATCCAGCACTCGATTAATGCGGCTCGGTTCTCTGCTTTGTCCGCTCGCGGTAGTCGTTCGGCTGCGGTCACCTGGTTGGCAAAGGCTCGCAACTCCCTGTCGTGGTACTCTTTTTGGGTGCTCATGTCGTCGGCTCCTTGGTCGGGTTATTTGGCTTCAAAAACACATTCAAACGTTACTTTGTCAAAATACGCGGGGTCTTTCAATCCGTGTTTTACTGCCCGGCGGCGGTAAAGTTCCCATACTTCAACCTGGCGGCGGTCGTCTCCGTATCCTCTCCAAATAGTAGCGGTCCGCACTCCATAGTTTTTCATGGTGTCACCAAAAAATGACATAGTTTTGCGAGTGAAAAAATACGATTCGTGGCCGGATTGCTCTACTTGATATTTAAGCTCGCTCGGTGTCATGTTGTCTAATCCTCCGTGTTGGTGCGGCGTCGGTTGTGTTCCACCTGGGCGGTGTGTGCCTGGTCTGCGGTGTCGTGCGAGCTGCACCATACACCACAGAACCTAAGTACAGCACGTACCGTGGGCGCTCCGGTGTGCTCCCATGTGATGGTGTAACGGGCGTCGGCTGGCTGCGGGGTGGGTCTGGTCCCTGCGTGCGGCGTGCGGGGCGTGGTGGCCGTCCTGGTGCGTGTGGTGCCGTGCAGGCGGGTACGCGTCGCGGCTGCTAGTACAAGCGGCGCGGGCGGCTGCATGGCGGCAATTAATGCGGGGTGCGTGTGCTGTCTGGTCATGGTGTCGGCCTCCGGGGCGGTGTTTAACTGTCGATGGCTATTTATACCGCCTTATTCCCCTATAGGCAATAGGCAAAATGATTATAAATTTTTAATGGTTGCGGGGTCCGCTCCGGGTACCTGGTCGGACCGGCGGCGGCTCGTCGTGCTCTCTCCTGGAGGGTCGGACCGGCGGCGGCTCGTCGTGCTCTCTCCTGGAGGGTCGGACCGGCGGCGGCTCGTCGTGCTCTCTCCTATAGGCCCACCCCTATGGTCCTATAGGGGCGCTAAATATTCCCGCCGCGCCGGCATCGCCGTGGTGAATCGGTCCGTAGCCGCTACAAACAGCAAATGGTTTCAGCGCGGTGGTTGAGACAGAATCGTAAATTCTGCGGGACAATTTTTATTTTGCTTGACTCGTAGCGGTCGGTCGTTGTAATGTGGCGTCACACTGTAATCACATCCACCAGGAGGAATTATGCAAACCCCGTCACTCGCTACGACACCCGACAACGGAACACCTTGGGTAACCACTCTCGCCGCGATCCGCGCAAAATCACCCTGTCAGCCCGGTTGGGAAAAGTTGCTTAAAACGCTCGGCAAAACCCTCGCCGACGACGAACCGTTGTTGTTGTTGTTGTTGTTGTTGACGACAATCTTGGAAAGTAAGGGTCTGGACGACACGTTATGGGCACTTCGCACCATCACAAACCACGACCGAGAGATTCGTTTGCTCGCCGTCCGGTATGCGCGTCGTGTGCAACATCTCATGACAGACCCGCGTAGTATCAACGCACTTGATGTACCGGAACAATTCGCTAAAGGTGAAGTGGATGAAAACGTTCGGGAGGCGGCTGGGGAGGTGCAAAAAGCAGAACTGCTACGCATCATATCAGGTGGTGGGTACTGATATGTGTGATCATAACCACTGCGTATGCAAAGACTGCGGGCGGGAGGATAGCGCGAAGTCGCTGTTCAGCTCGATACCGAGTGCAGCAAAACAGGCGGCGCGTGTAGCGAACGCCAAGAAGCCGCGTCCAGGCGCACGGGGTCCGCGTGGTCCTCGCGTCACGGACGTTAAGAGAGGGGTGAGTCATGAAAGTAAGGACTAAGGATTTCCGTTGGAAAGATACCGAAATGGAATTGTCCGACCTGCTCACACCGACCAACGATGACGACGGTATCGCCGAGCGAGCGTATGCTTTGGCTCAGACCAACGCCGAGGTGATTGGTCGGCTCGTTGCTCATTTGGTGGAAACCGGCGCGATACTCCTGCCCGACGCGCTCACCATCTGCGGCGTGTACGGGGAAGTGGAGGAGGTGACCGGTGAGTAATCCCAGACCTTTCAAACACCCCATAATCGGTCAGGAAGCGATTTGTGGCGATGGGTTGGGGAGGGTTGTTGCGTTCAGAGATGTATTTCCAGACCAGTGGATACAAGTGAAAACCTACGTTGACAACCGGTCATGTATGTGGTCGCCGGACAACGTGGAATTGGTATGTATCCACCGATGCCAGTGCAAGGAGGTGACCGGTGAGTAACTGGCAGTCGGAAATGGAGCAAGTGCGGTACTTACAGGTGCGAATCGTCGCCGCGTGCATAGTAATTGCAGCGGCCTACGGGGTCGCACATGTCATGGGGGTGAGGTATGCCGGATAATCGGCTGGAGGGCGTTGTATCGTGTCTGGAGTGTCCCAAGTTCGACCGCAGCGAGGCACCGTGCAAATGGCGTATTGGCGGTAACGATTGCCCGCGTCGTGAGGACGTGACGGGCTGCACGGAGTGCGCAGACTACAACACGACCATTATTGTGTCGGTGAGCGAGTGCTGCGGACGGGCGGTGCCGGTATGAGTGCTGCCGGCAAACTGATAGCCGAGATGGAGGGTGAGTTCAACGCTAAAACCAATCAGATGATTGAGCGGCACGCTGAACAAATTACCCAGCTCATGCTCGACCGCGACTGGTTGACTACTGTCGGTGGTGCGATCCACGCCAACAAACTGCGTCACGGTTGGAAGGTAACAGGTCGTGGTGCGTTTGAATCGGACCCGGAGCAGGTCTTGGCGGTGCTCATGCTTGTGGTTACAGAGGTCGCCGAGGCAGCGGAAGCGGTGCGTAAAACGGATGAACTGAATTTCCGCGAGGAATTGGCCGACATTGTGATCCGCGTGATCGGCTTGGCGCACGGTATGGGTATCGACATGCGAGCGGAGATTTTGGCAAAGGTCGAGAAGAATTCAACGCGGGAACACAAACATGGAGGTAAGCGGGTATGAAATGCAGCGACTGTAAGTATCACATTGACGAGGATACTGGATATTCCAACTGGACCGTTGAAGGGACGGACATAGACTGTCTGTTAAAACTGAACCCTGGGTTGCCCAAAGATAGGTGGTATAATGAAGACCCGGTTTTGGATTTTGCTAACCAGTGCGAGAAATTCGTAGAAGGACCGGGTGTTGAAGTCGATGTCGATATTGGGTTAGGTGATTTGATGAATTATTCCGATGATCCTGAGATAAAAGAATTACTTAGTAAACGGAGTCTGTAAAAACGAAACAAGGGCGGTTCACCTCATAAGTGAACCGCCCTTTCTTTATGTTCAACCGCTGGCACCCACTGGTGCGCTACAGAAAGCATTTTTCTGTCATAACCATCCGCACCATGTCAATATCCAAAGAGGCAACCAAACAATAATCAAACCTGTCATGCCGACTATAACTAACCAAACACCAAACGAGGCTGTGACCGAGCCAATCCGTATCATCATGTTACCCTCCTGCCGTTGCGAACGCCGGGCACGCCGCGCCAGGTGCTGCCGCTCCAATCTGGCAGTCCAGATAATGCTTGACGATTTCCACGTTGCCGACGATGTTGCCGACGATGTGTCCAATTTTGATATAAAGCACAGGTTTCCCTATCAGACCGCAGGCGTCCTTTATGTTGTTGTTCACCTGCCCGTTTGCTAGTCCGGGGTGACGTTCGTACCCCAAACCGCGCATCATTTCCTTGCGTTTCACATGAGGCATCCGGTTGTTCATGTTGTTGTCCTTGAGCAACTTGTCGAGCGCCAGGCTTGACACCCAACCACCGATAAAACCGGGTTGACCATTTGTTATGGCTGCGGCAACCTCCTGCTCGATGTTGCCGAGCGACAGACTCACCGCCTCGTCGCTGCTGCTGGATCGGGGAGCTTCCTGACAGTCGCGGGCCGGGTTCAGCTCGGCACACAGCGCGTATTTGTGCAGGTAGTCACATACAACAGCGTAGCCGTAGTTCGCACCGTGTTCCGCGTACTTCCCGCGCCCGGTAAACCAGTCGTAGAGGTCCGGGAAGTAGGAGCCGCCCATGCCGTCGCGCATCTTGTCGGACTTGCACTGCTGCGCGGTGTAGAGGATGGTGTAGCGGCGCTGGTCGGCGGTGGTCGGCACACCATCCTTGTGGTTGGTACACATGACGCCGTTGGCGCGGTTGTCGCCGGTCACCTGGTCGCGTCCCTTCCCTTCGATCTGGATACGGTCGTTGGTCACAATCGCCTTGAACGCCTCCAGGAAGTCGCGCCGGTCGTTGACGTAAATTTCTTCGATCCCGATGAACAGTTTACCGACAATCCAGGAGTTGAATTTCGCTCCATTTCGTGCCATGTCGTCCACGTTCGGCAGATGGGAATACCGTTGCCCCACCGCGTGCGCCAGGCACCGTATTATGGCACTCTTGCCGTTTCCTTCTGTGCCTTGGATAACCGGCCACCACTGAAATTTCGTGCCGGGGTTCTGAACCATCGACGCCATGTAGGTGAGCAGGATTTCCCGGTCGCGGTCCACCGGCAGTATCTTGCGCAGGAGCGACAGAAACGGTGTAGCATCGCCAGCAACGCGCCGGGTCTGTACCGGGGTGAATGTGTTTACCGTGCGGCGGTTTTCTTCCACGGTGATAGCTCCAGCGGGTTGCTCCGGTCGGAAACAAACAGCGTGCGCTTTGGGGAACGACACAGCTTGGGATTTGGTGAAACATTCAAAAGCGGATTTGGTCGTTTTGGTCGCCTGGGAGTCCATGACGAAAAGTCGCCCGCCATACTCAACGTCGAACTGATCCGGTTTGAGCAGGTCGCCGTCCGGCACCAGCACACAATGACCCTGACGGATATAGCAGCATCCTTTAAAGAATTCCGGTTGCTCGCTGACGGTGCAGTAGGCAACGCCGACGCCGGTAATCTCACCTGTCACCGGGTCGATGTGCTGCGTGGGGGCGGGCGCGGCAGGCTTGTCACCGAGCACTTTGCTGCACTGCCCAACTGCCTTTAGCACGCTGCGCTGCATGTACTGCTCGATGTGGTGACGTTCGGGCCGGAACAACGACGACATGCGGAACAGGCGGTCAATGCGGGCGCAATCCTTACCAGTCCAGAACGCGAGGTGCTGCATAAGCGCAGCGTCGGCGGCGGACGCGTCATAACCGCTACCATGGTTATCCGGGTAAGTACGCAAGAGCGGTTCGTAGTTGGCGGACCATAAGTCTTGCACGGTGGCTTTACCACCCATGACAGCGGCAGCGGATGGTTTCGACAGGAGGATGCGGGACAGCAGGTCGTTGTCGTCGGTCGGTCCGTTCCAGGTGGGGTCCGGTCCGGTTGTCCATTCGGTTGACGGCGTTGCCACATCGCTGCCGGACCATCCCGGCCAGGCCAGCAGAGGTGCCAGGTCAGCGGGGCGGCTTGCGTCACCCTGCGCGTGGTAACCGGTCAGAGTGATAAAGTGACCTTTGTTAAAACCGTAGAGGTCGATCTGGTATGTTTTGTTCGACTCAGGATGGTTACCGAGCGGCGGGCAGGTGCCTATGATGTGTAAACCAGTTCCTGACGGCGACACTTCACAGTAGCACCCTGCATAATGAGCACATATCTGTTGGGCGACGGGTGACCAGGTGCCGTCCGGCTGGAGCTGACCGTCGAGGTCGATACAGAAAAACGGGTCGGTTGCTTCAAACGAAAAACCTATTCCAGTTGCACCGCTTCCGGGTAGCGCGGCCAACGCCTCGGCACCCGTCATGCGGTTGGCAGGATCACGGTGACTGGCTTTCCAACCGGTGCGTGGGTCGATGGAGATTTTGTCCATTTTACCCGGACGCGTTGTCGAGGGTATAGCTTTCCAAAGCACGAACTGGCGGTAGGCAGCCATGGCTTGAGGTATCACGTCGCCTCCTAGTGGTTCGTCGCAATCCAATGAATAGCGGCCTGTCTCAGTGCAGGCGGGCACGCTAAAATATGTGGGCACCGATGTATAGCAGCCTCACCGATAATCTGCAAGATTTCATGTTCGATGGCGTGCGCTATGACAGCGGCACGGAGCGAGTCGGCGGTGTAGTAGTGCAGCACCAGGCCGATTGACACATTTGCCTCGCGGGCGACGGCAGAGCAACTGGTGCGGGAGTATCCGTCGCGGGTGGCAACTGCGATCGCAGCGGTGAGTATTCCGAGAGCGCGGGCGTCGGGTTCCAGGCGTCGGGGTGCGGTGGGGGTGGTCATGGTGCCTCCGGGTCAGTTACGAACTTGGCGATCCCGCCGAGCGACTGAACTTTTTTAATGAAATTAAATTGGGCAACAGCGCGGTCGTCTGACTGTCTGAATTTCCACGTAGGTGCTTTACATTCCTCGGCGGTGAAAATACCCGCCGTGTAGCCGACGTGAGCAGGTGTGATCACAATAGGCGTGATACCGATCAGGTCGGACGATTTCATGACTTTGATCGTTTCGGGACTGGTGTGACCCAAACCGTACCGGACTAAGCGACCGGTCGAGTCTTGGCAAGCGCCGCTGTTGTTGCGTAGCAGCCAATAACCGTGTCGTGCGGCGCGGAGTATGCGGCGTGACTGCGTGCCCGCTTCGCTCGCCGTGTCATTGACCGGGGTGGTTGCTGCGGTTGGCACGGCGGCACCCATGACCGCGAGCAGTTCCTGGAGGAATTGAGGGGGGAGCTGCCAACGGTTGACCAGGGTAACGAGAGAGTTCATATTACTGACCACCTCCCAGCAGCGACTCAGCGCCGAGCTTTGCACAAACCAGTTGTCCCTCAAAACCCGCAAAGTCAGGACCAGGGAAGGGGAACGGTCCAACCGACATGTAAACCATCCCCACACCGGTATAGAGTCGCGCTGACTTGTCGCGGTAGAGTGACAGAAATATGCCGTCTTTTTCATAGGTGACGCTCGGTCCGGCTCCGGGATCACCGACCATCTCGGCGTGTACCGTATAGCCGGCGGCGCGGGCGGCTGCGTGTCGTGGGTCAGCGTGCATGGATAACTCCTACCATTGGTTGTATTGGCAATCTGCGGGTAATTCTTCGTCGGTTTCTTCACCTGTCACGGCGTCTCGAACAGGCGGTTCGTATGCTTTCCCGGAAATCCACCAGTTCCACAAATCGTCCACGCTGTCCATTTTCTCAATCCAACGGTCGTGGTTGCCGTGTTTGTTCTCACGTAAGGTCGGAACACCTTTCCAACGATCCCAATATTTCTGAAACCCGCGTTTCCACAATTTCTCGTAGTGCGGCCAGCGTGCAAAGTCTTTCGCCATTCCTTTTGGACCACCCATCGGGCAACCGATGCAGCCGAGTCGTGCAAAACCCTCGTCGTAGAGTGAACAATACTCCATTTTCTGCTCGTAGATGAACGTCCAAATGTCAACGTCGGTCCAGTATAAAATCGGGCACATAATTGGGCTATTGTCTCGTTTGTGAAACGAGACAATAGCCCAAGCACCTTTGCGGCGTTGCGATTCCGGCGCACGTACACCTATTGCTTGAAACAGACCATTACCACCCTGCTCCTTGTAAATCTCACAACACCAGCGGGCCAGTCTTGTTGGTGGTCCGCTGGCTTTATCGGCCATTTTGGAGCAAAGGTGCATCGCCGGATTATTCCATGTGACTTCTGGGTATTTGTCCTTGATGAACCGTACCAGTTCAGGCGGGTCGATAGTCACATTGTTGTAAAACGGTTTGTATTTGACTCCTGCCATTTTAAATAACCTCTCCATCACGATGCTGTCTTTGCCACCGCTGAACGCAACGTAATATCCGTCCGGTGAGAGAGAGAGAGCACTTGATTCCATGAGTTGTATTAGACCAATCGCCTGACGAACTTTATCAGCGAGCGGTTGAGCAATGGCAATCTGATACTGTGTCTCGATCTGCTGTTCTTCTTCGGTTAATATTTTCTTAGGTTTAGCCATTAGTAGTCACCGAGTGTTACTGTTTTGTCGGGCATTACAATTGTCACTCGCAATTGACCAAGACATGATTTGAGACGTGATGCAAGCGCAAAAATTCTATCTTCCAAGTCGTCCGGTTCCATTGGAAATCTCGGGTAATTTATGAAACCGATTATCGCACCCGGCTCTTCTCCACCGGTATAAATAAACTCAGTCGTTGTAACGGTTACACATAACCCAATTTCGTCTACAAACTCATGGCAAACGTCTTTTACCACATTAATTGGGTGAACTATGTTGGAATACTCACTGCGCAAACCAACGAAAATTTGACCTACCCATGTGTTAACCGGCTTTATCATCGTCATCGGCGTGCTCCCCCTGTGGTCGCTCCCGTGCGCAGCTCCGTGTCGAGGCGCACGATGTCATTGCAAAGCAGTTGTGTCATTTCGTCAGCGTCGGACCGACCGAGCGCCTGGGCGGACAGCACGTCGGTCTTGAACCGGTGGTAGAACCGGCGCTGTGCCTCGGCGATGTCGCGCCCCATGCTTGCCTGATACCCCATCCAGAGTTGCGCGGCCTCGCGCATGAACGCCTGTGCAACCTGGCGCTCGCGGTGACGGTTGCGAGCTGCGAAAGCGACGACTTCGGGCTGTCCCATACGAATCATCTGGTTGAACACATACTGCGGGTCCGCGTCGATGCGCTCTTTCTCACCGCGCATGACCGCGAGGGTTGAAGGGTCAAGTTCCTCCAGCACGCCGTCAACCTGGTCCGGTGTGGACCGCTCGGCAGGTACCGGCACCATACCGCAGTACGGGCACTGCGACAGAAACCTTTCGTAAGGCCAGAGACATTCAGGGTTGGCGCAAGTCCGCATGGGGATAACGTCGGGGTCTTTGTTGGCGGTGCGACGCTCTTTGCGTTCTAGGCTCCACTCACGTGGGCGATCCGGCAGACCATGACGTAATACGTTATTTACATGGTCAATTACAAAACCTACTTTTTTACCATCCATAAGTCTATCCATGCGACAAAACTGCTGGACATATAGACTATATGATTCCGTAGCTCGCCCCATAATCACTACTTCGACAGCCGGTACGTCTATACCTTCACCCAATATGTCCTGATTTGTGAGCATGAGCAATTCTCGTCGGGCGAAGCGTTTCATTATTTCAATGCGTGCTCGATCTGGTGTTTTAGCTGTAATGACTTCACAAGGTACACCTGCTTTGTTAAACTCAGCAGACCAAAGTGTTGCTGTTTCAACGTCGGGAGCAAACGTGATGCCGAGTTTACCAGGTGTAATCCGTAAATAATGTTCGACCACATGACCTGTAATATTTGACTCACGAGTTTTCAATGCGAGCTGACCACGCACAAAGTCACCGTCCGCGCCGGTCGCAACGGTAGACAGGTCCAAGTTGGATGGAGGGCAAAAGATACGGTAGTCGGTAAGGTACGGAGTGATTTTACCGTTCCAGTCTGGTATCCCGTTGATTAGCGTTCGCATGTCTGGCCCCTCGACCATCATGTCAAACACACCGTCTGCGTGTCGCCCAAGACCTTTACCGTCTGTGCGCTCCGGGGTCGCAGTGACACCAAGTCCTTTGGCGTTGGGGAACATGTCGATTGCCTTACCCCATTTATTGTCTTTGACAATATGGTGCGCCTCGTCAGTAACCCAAAGCGTGACCTGGTTGCACCACGCGGCCAGCGAGTCAGCGCGGCGCACTAATGTGTCCACACCAGCAACGGCAACGCGGCTGGAGGGATCGTAGAAGTCTTTTCCGAATAATTGGATATGGGATTGGATTATTGCTTTGATTACGTTGGGTGGGCCGATGATGCGGTGACGGACACCCCACATGGCGAGGGTGCGGGACATCTGCCCGACCAGCTCCTGGCGGTGAGCGATGGCGAGGCAGGCACCATTGTGTTTCTCTATCTGGTCGGCGACAATGGGCGACTTCCCCCCACCGCACGCCATTACAAATAGGACATTACGTTGCCCTGCGTTCCAGGCAGCATTTATCTGTATGTCGGCGACACTCTGGTATGTGCGTAATTTAGCTAACAACCTGCCCCCTGACATTACATATCATTAACCGACCGCTTTACTGTCAAAGCGGTCGGTGAGACGCACCCCGCCCTGACATGGTGAGCACCTTACTGATTGTTGATAGAGGTGTCAATATATTTTTAACCGATGTAAAATAATTATTGACAGGGGTGTAAATAACATATAGTGTCCCGTATCACAGCACGCCATGCAGGGATAACTACTATGATTTCGTGTCTCAACTGTAAAATGGTCCGTAAGTGTGGCACCGCTGGAGATATTGCTATCAATGTATTTCTTCAAGCACTCAAGAGTCGTGCTTGAATTGAGAAAAGCGAACCGAGGGGGAGGTGATCCGACAGCGTGAACAAGGGAGAACTGGTGGCTAAGACCGCGAGGCGCACCGGGTTGAGCCGGCGGCGTTGCGACATCATCCTCAAGGCAGCGTTTGTGATAATTCGGGAAACAGGGCATTTGGAATACCGAGGGTTTGGAGTATTTCGCACCAAGATTACAGGCGTCCGTCCTTACAAACTAGGTTGGAACGGCGAGCAAAACGTGACGCTGGGTAAAAAGAAGCTCGTTTTTGATGAAAGTAAGACAGACCCACGAACTAAAACCAAGGAGGAAGTGAGTAATGACGCAACATAACACGTTGAAAATCGAAGTCTCCACCACGGACGGGCGCACGATGATGGAGCTGGGAAAAATGTTCATGTCGCTCGCGGGGCAGGCGCTGGGAGCTGTGCAGGTCGATCTGGACCGGGACATTGTGCAGCGGCAGCACGACATGGCGTGCGATGTGATCAAAGAAGCGCACCGTGTCGGCAGCGACGAATACAAAGAAGCACAGAAAACCCTCAATGCTGAGGACTCCGCACGTGCTGATCTGGTTGCGTTGGTACCTGGCACCCCGTTCAATCCGTTCCAGGCCGGCGCACCTGCGCCGCCGCCACCCGCCGGCACGGTATTTCCCGGTACGCCGTTATCCGACATGATGCCGCCGCCCGCATTTCCGCTGGTTCCGACTCCCCCCGCACCGCTTGTGCCTGGCGTCGAACTGGACAGCGCCGGCATACCGTGGGACGCTCGCATTCACTCCAAAAGCAAGGCGAAACTTGCCAAAACTGCCGAGTGGAAACTGGCTAAAAACATCGACAAGAACCTGGTAACCACAGTAATTGCCGAACTGAAAGCGGTCATGGCTTCTCAGGTAACACCCGCCGCGCCGGGTCTTCCGGTACAGCCGGTGGCTCCCCCTGCACCGCCGCAGGTTCCGACACCTCCGGTGATCCCGACAACACCCGTCGTTCCCGCGCCGCCCGTACTGACGCTGGTTCCGACACCGCCCGCACCTCCGCAGGTGCCCGTAACGCCGCAGACGGTAGCGCCCGCAGGCGAGCCGCCCACGACCTTTCCGGCGTTCCTCCAGGCAATGACCGCGTTTCAGAACGCCGGCCAGGTCACCAACGAACAGATACTCCAGGTGCTGAATGCCTACGGTATCCCCAATCCGGCGCTGCTCAACGCGAAGCGTGAGCTGATCCCGACCGTCTACCAGTACCTCACCTTCATCGCAAGCGGTGCCTGGACGCTTGAGCAGGTGCTGATTAGCATCGCGCAGCAACTGGCGGGCGGCGCAGGCGCGTGATCATATACAAGGCCACCAACCTTGTGAACGGGAAAGTTTACGTAGGACAGACCATGCAACCGCTTTCGGTAAGATTACACAGTCACAAACGATCTAAACACCCATTCGGTAGTGCTATCCGCAAATACGGAATGTTAAATTTTGATGTTGTAATTATAGATCGTGCCAATGGTAGATTTTGTCTCAATAGCAAAGAATCATTTTGGATTGATTTTTATAAATGTATGGCACCGTCAGGTTACAATTTAACATCCGGTGGTGATGCACCAACCGAAATTTCAGATGAAACCCGGATTAAACTTTCGGTGGCTACAACTAAGAGAATGGCATCCCCGGAAGCACGTGCTAAAGTATCAGCGGTACACTCAGGTAAAGTTGTATCACTGACAACGCGTGCGAAAATGTCAATTATACAACGGAACAAAATTACAACACTTGAGACGCGTATTAAAATGTCTGCTTCACAGTCTGGCCGAATCATAACACCGGAACACCGCGCAAAATTATCTGCTGCTGGCAAAAATAGGACACAAGAGGCACAAGACAGAATCACCGCTGGACTTATCGGAAGAAAACTCTCTTTGGAGACGCGTGCTAAAATCTCCGCTTCGCATTTAGCGAGAAGGAAAACGAATATGAGTCATAAACATGCTTTACTTTCTCCATCAGGAGCAAGCCGTTGGGTTGCTTGTCCGGGGAGTGTGCAAATGTGTCAGCAATTCCCCGAACAAGGACGTTCAGAGGACGCTGAGTTAGGCACCGCCGTACATTGGGTCGGTAGCGAAGCGTTGGAGGGTAAACCGATGCCCGTTCCCGGCGCGGTATCACCTAACGGCATTGTGATCACCCTGGAGATGGTCGAGTGCGCAGGCGTCTACGTGCAGGCGGCTATCCAAGGTGCGCAGGGTGCGGCGATTTACGCCGTCGAGCAGCATATGGTTATCAGCCGGGTGCACCCGGAATGCCACGGTACGCCGGACTTGCGCTACTGGTTACCGACTCCTAACGAACTTCACGTGTGGGATTACAAAAACGGTTTCGGCATTGTCGAGCCGTATGAAAACTGGCAGTTGATTTGCTACGCTGCCGGGGCGATTGACGAGGTGGCGGCGTTCACCGGTCAGGAAGTCGGCATTCTCGACCAGCATCTCACCGTCGTGCTCCATATCGTGCAACCGCGACCGTTCCACGCGCTCGGCCCGATCCGCGAATGGCGGGTCAAGGCAAGCGACCTGCGGGCACACATCAATCGACTGACACATTCGGCTACGCTGGCGCTCCAGCAGCAGGCCGCGTGTACCAGCGGCGAGCACTGTCGTTACTGCAACGGTCGCCGGGGTTGCCCGACGCTCCAGCACGCCGCGATGATTGCGGTGGACTATACGTGCAGCACTTCCGCGTGTCAGCTCTCACCGGCAGCACTGGCAATCGAGTTGCGGACCCTCCAGCGGTGCGCCGAGTTGGTCAAGGCACGCCTCACTGGTATGGAACAGCAGGCCATGGGGATCATCAAAAGCGGCACTTCTGTGCCCGGTTTCGTCCTGGAGGTGGGCAAGGGTAGGCCCGTCTGGAAAAAGCCCGTTGGAGAGGTACTGGCGCTCGGCCAAATGCTAGGTAAGAACTTCGCCGCACCCCAGGAAGCAGTCACACCAGCGGTCGCAAAACGCATGGGACTTGACGACGAGCTTCTGGCGCTCTACAGCGAGACGCCGAGCAACGGTTTCAAACTGGTTCCCAACGATAAATCCCGCATCGCGTCGGTATTCGGTTCACAGGCAACTTAACCGCTTGCCGGGTGCGATAACCCGGTGGTTTCACCTCAAGAGGGCATGACAAATGGACATTTTATTTCCACCGGGAAGGATGATCGGCGGCAATGTTGATAAACTGTTCCCGCGCACCGACAACACCACGAATCAGCCGAAAATCGGCAAAGACGGTAGCCCGGAGATGCAGTGCTCTATCGGGTACGCGATCCCCAAGAATCCCGGCGAGCAGGCGTGGTACCAGACCGCGTGGGGCGCTGAGATTTACAAGATCGGCGCGGCAGCTCACCCGAACCTGGTTGCCTCGCCCGCGTTCTCCTGGAAGATCACGGACGGCGACAGCATGCTCCCCAACAAGAAGGGCAAACGTCCCTGCGACCAGGTAGGGTACCCCGGCCATTGGGTACTGTGGCTTTCACAGTGGTGGTTGCCGAAACGCGTGAACGCCAACGGCTCGGTTGAACTGCCGGAAGGGTCCATTATCGCCGGGTACTACGTGCAGATTTTCGGCTCGGTCAACGGTAACAAACTGGTGCAGAACGGCACGCCGGGCGTCTACCTCAATCCCATCGCGGTGGCGCTGGTTGGCGAGGGTGACAAAATCGCCACGGACGTTGACACCACGTCGGTTGGTTTCGGCGCGGCTCCCATGCCTGCCGGGGCACGTCCGGTTACCATGGCTGCTCCGCAGTTCGCACCGCCGGTACCGGGTCAGATGCCCGGCGTGCCGCCTATGCCCGGTCAGATGCCGGCGCCCCCCATGCCGCAACAGCAGTACCAGCAGCCCGTCGCACCGCCGGTACCGGGTCAGATGCCCGGCGTGCCGGGTCAGGGTTACCCCGCAGGCGGCGTCCAGCCGGCACCCAACTACATGGCACCGCCGGTACCGGATCAGATGCCCGGCACACCGCCCGTCCCGCCGACTCCCCCTGCACCTGGCCCGCAAATGACGGCGACGGCACAGCAGGCCGGTCTGACTTATGCGGCGCTCAAGGGGAACAACTGGACCGACGACCAGATGCGCGGCGCGGGGTACATCGTCTGACAAGAGGAACTGTGGCAGTTCGATAGCGGTTATTTCTGCGCGGGGGCAGCATTTGTAGACGGGCACTGCGTCGATGCTGCCCCCATCATCCGGTGGATGATCGGTATGACTGACCAGGAAATTTTACAGACCAAAGCGGCAATGTGGAAAATTACAATGATACTGTGAGAGGGGGGGGGAGTCATGGG